TTCTGTTGTGTCCTACATCGTGCTTATGGTGACCTGGAAGTTCTGGTCCCGGATCATATCTTCTTTGCAGTATTTTGGTTTCTTGCAATATTTTTTGCAAATCGTAGTCGGTCGAGGCCGAAGGTCTAAAGACAAAATCAACCCAAGATTCACCGTCGTAGTACGGAGGTGTGAATGACCAGTTATAACCGTTAAGGGAATCTTTTGTACCTGTTGTGCTGGCACTGAGTGCCATCAAATCGGTATTACCGGTGTTGGTGTTTCTGCTATTAGGGCCAAATTCACGGCCTGCTACGGGTGGACCAAACGCAGTTGTGCGACTGTACATCGTAAAGTTTTGTTGGAATCCTGGGTTCATAGCTGGATCTTGTGGAATTTCAAATGACCCGGAAGAACCAGGCGCGGAGCCTGCACCCAAAGAGCCAGAGTTTCTGTAAAATGCCTGGGCTCCAATAGCGGAGAACCATTCGTTGTCACCTGTCGAGCCAGACTCAAATTGATATGTTCTTTTTCCAGAGTTTGAAGCACGCATTCTTAACCGGGCGCCGTATACCTCTCCTTCTTTGAATTTAAATGTTGATAGATTGACACCATTAGACTGTAGCTTGGTATAGTTTTGGTCCTTCAGGAAGAACTTTCCAACTTCAGCAAAGAAGTTTGAGGCCATCAAAGTGTATAGGGTGCCTGGATTGCGTGTGCTAAGTGAAGCGGTAAACGGCACTCTAGCTGCGGGGTGTTCGGTTACGGCGCCTAGGCTGACCGATGGGTGTGGCTCACAATCGGGGATCGTAACATTATTAATACTCTTCAGCGGGTTCATAATGGCCTCAAAAGGTACCCGTAAGTCCCAGAAGGCGCCGCTAAGATAGTTGTTTGAGCCAGATGCCTGGTTTGTACTAGAAACCCCAGCAGAGATAAGGTAGTTATCGCTGCCGCCGGCGCCAGTGATATGACAGGATCTAAACTTGTAACCATTGGTAAGAATTGGATAGTCGACAGCCATGCCTGATTTAATTGAATTATACAGGATACCAGGCGCAAATAACGGCTGCATCACCGGGCGAGCATAGCCATATTGCGATAGGAACGAACCCTGGGTGGAGCCGACTACATCGGCTTTTGTTTTAGCATCAGTGTTCACTGTTGTTATAGTAAGGCCGTCAGCAAATGATTTTGAAAACTGACTGACTAGATCGAGTGAACGTTGCGCAGGATAGAAACCCTTATACGGATTAAACTTGATTGCCGCGTGGCATGTCAGCTTAATCTCTTTAGCATCCAGTTCAGACATTTGTTTAACATCGGCAAAGTGCCTAAGGAAGTCAGAGTTTGAATAGTCTTTATAGAAGGTATCCTGTGAGCTACTCAGTGCAGTGCCAGGTATCTTGAATGTGTCGAAGTTTTCTCCGCCAAGAACACCGACTTTAGCATAGTTTTCCATTTGATCAGAGATTCTAAATTCTGGTACCACTGCGTATCCTTTCGCGATTGTCTTGATGTCTTGTCGGAAATCATCATAATCGTTATACCAAGGCTTAGAAGATGCAGAGACAAAGCTGAGGACTCCATTGGATGATGTGAAATAGCCGGCTTGTTCGGGGGCTTCCCATTTTGCCTCGCCTGAACCAGTTTCTATATTATGTAAACCAAGCGCAATGTTGTTTGTATCGATTCCTTGAGCCATGATGTCCTTAGTGAGGACAACTCCATTGTTTGTCTGACCAAGATACGGAGCACGAAGAGCCATCTGGACCGAACTTGGGCTATTGGTGGACAGTGGGGAGTTGAGCATGTGCTTGCGAGAATACAGGCCGCCGTTTCTAATGCACAAGGGAATTGTAAGGGCATCGTATTGTTCGACGCCGACGTAAGTGCCGCCCAAGGCCGGCCTACTAAAGTGATAGAATGTATAAGTGTTTTGAAGTTCTCCAGCGGAGTTTGATCCTATCAGGCTTGAGCCGGTGTAAAACATATTGGTGCTGAAGAGGATAGTGGCTTCGGTGCCAATAATTCTTGGTGGCCCAGTTCTAGTTTCAAAATCAAACGGTGCGTCGAGCGGAAAGATGCTTTGTGTTAGGAATCTTGTCTTCGAAAGGAAAAGGTTATGAGAGCCATCGGGCAGCCAATCAGCGTAACTAACCACACCAACAGAGTTGGGGACTCCCATACCGCCAGTCACGCGGTTTGCCAGAGTGTCTCTCCAGAATTGATTGTCATACCCAACGCGTGTAACTGACGAGGAAAGGAATTCTCTGCGGGTTGATGGGAAAACATTTTCGGAATACAGGAGCCAGTTCAACTGGATGTTGTTCCGGTCTTTCATCGCAACCAACTGTTCAAACGGTGTAACTTCGCTGTCGTAATTTAACTTAGTAAAGTTATCGAGTTGCCACTCGTTGAACCCGATCATCTCATTGTTGTAAGATGTTTTAAGAGTTACATTTTGGAATTGTTCTTTTCTGCCGCCGGCTGAAGTTGATAAAGAGTTGACAAAATCTAAGTTAACGTATGCTGGTCGACCTTTCATTGAAACAGGGGGCAAGTCGAAGTTGCGCTGTACGTTTCCAAGATACATTGTGGAAAGCTTGTTGGTCTTGTGCTCGTTCGTTAAAATTGGATTGTCTTGCTGGCGCACCTGTTTCCAAGATGGGTATCCGTATTGATTTCCGCGCTTGAACATAAGCATGTTAAATGCGAATGGTACGTCTGAGATTATTACTCTGGCTTGCGTATTTCCGGAAGATGCGTCACCGTACGCTATATTATAATATTGTTCCTGTTCTTCATCAATATTGCCAAGCGGAACCGTAGCTGGGTATCCAAGAGTATTTGTTGATGCAGATATTGGATCGTGAATGTTTAAATTTAATCTTGATACTTGTGGTAAAAATTGTACTAAAGTGCTCCCATTTATCTCAGGCTGACGTACTCCGAACTGCACCCGATCGGGTGTAAAACTGGGAGTAACAGCGGAGCCGGCCTCACTTGCACTTACAAAGTTGATAGGATCTATATACGAACTTCCGCTGCGGATCAAATAGTCGGGTGGAGTAAAGCCACAGTGCCACCACGATGCCGTTGAGTGTACAGAGTTTTTAATCCAAGCGTATTGTCTAGAATCGCGTGGTATTTGGTGTTGGATGTTAAAGTTATCGAACAGAGGCTCAGAAGAATATGTAGATACTTCGGTGAATCCAGAGGTGAGAGAATATCCGCCGATGACGGCTGGGTTATACCCGCCGGCGGCATCATGTGAGGCGGCGCCAGTAGCAAAATGTACCATGACGTCATCTGCTTTTGAGTGTGCCGGATTCATGGCATAGAAATTGTTTTGTTGACCACTTACATCCCATATAGCGTGGCTGCTGCTGTTGAAAGCAGGATCGCCTGTTGTGTACGAGAGCGCATCACCTTGCGCTGAGTCTAGCGAGTTGGTGCCCTCTCCAAGAGGTAGCCACATATGCAATGCGCTAGGGTCGTAATTATAGGTTGTGGAGGCCAGCAAGTTGATTGGGTTACCAGAACCATATAACTCTTGTACATCGGTATCGGTTATGGGACGCGTCCAGAAAGAAAGCTGGTCCATGGCCCCGGTGAAAGGGTTTGTTACTCCGGCAATGCTAGAAGCATCACCACCAATAACAAAAAACTCATCTCCTCGATACGGGGCGCCGGCGCCAGTTAAAGAAGACGGAAGCGCCAGTGGATTATTTGCGGTATTCGAGAAGTCGTACTCTTCGCCGGCGGCGCCGTTATAGCTAAAGAAGCCAGTGCTACCATAGTTGTTTGCATATTGGTCAAAGTGACTTTGAATCACACCGGAGGTACCATTTTTACAAGTAAAGCATTTTACCCCATCAACATAGAAGCTTGCCGACAAATCATTAGCTAGCGAGCCGTTTGTGCCGCTTATGACAAGTGCTATATGATGAAAAGCTCCATCATTAATATCTACATTGCTGTTTTCGGGCAAGAATGTTCGATATTCAATATTAGTCCGAGTGCCAGTTGATACTGGATCCGCGGTCGAACGAGTGCTTAGGGTAAACTTCAAATAGTCATCGCCAGAATTATCTGGAACGGTTCCGCCGTTCTGTTGTAGTTCACAGTCTCCGGTACCGCCCGGGCTTCCGGTTTTTCCCTTTTCCATATAGAACATAGGAGCACCGCCATTCGCTCTCCCAACTGACCAAAGCCACACATTGTCGGTGGCCTCTGAGGTCGGCGTAAATCTTATCCAGCCTGTCGACGACAAGCCGTTATTGGATCGGGCCCCAGAAACAAAAGTCTGTGCTGTCTGCGATGAACTGGCAATGAGCACTGTGTCGTCAGCAGTTCCAGACCAATATGCTGCGCGGTCGTTGGTGGTATTGAGGGGGTCATCGTTTGCCGTAAAAGTAACAGATGAGAGTTTAGGGAAACAAAGATTGTTTCTGTGTATTTTGTGAAAGCCTGGTAACTGATCGTACGAGGCGCCCGGACCGTTAGTGGCGGCGCTTGTGCCCGTTACGTGTAGCGAGTCTCGGCCGAACCTTGCAGTGTGTCTTGCATAGTGTGAATAAAGGCCGTAGTCTTTGCCGTGGATGTCGAATACACGTATTCCGGCGGTACCACTACCTGTTGGCTCCGAAAGGCTGCCTGAGGGGCCCTGAGAAGGTTTAATCACTGTAAGATAGCGGTTGTTAATAGAGTTATAAACTGAGTATTCGTTGCCTCGGAAGTCTCTATAGCCTGTTCCGTCTGTGAGGGGTCCACCGACTGTGGAGAATCTGTTATCGATGATGGTTCTGGTGGTTGATGCCGTTAAGTAGCTTATACTATATTCACTTAAGAACTGGAAGTGTGATTCTTCTGTTCTGTGGATGTCTAAAATTGTTCTTGTCTGCGTTGAACTGGTTGAGTTGTTCTGAAACAACTGGCCTGGCAGTACTGGTTGTTGTACTATAAAGTTTCTTGGGTTCTCCCAGGCACCGAAAGTATGAAGTACGTGATATTCTTGTTCATAGTTTCCTAAAACTGTGGTGTCACGAGTTGTATCCATGCTCTTAATATTTCTTATATTTACCGGACGCTTAGCAATAAAGTCACGATAGTACACTGCCTTGTTGGAAGCAGTCATTGGATAGGGGGTCTCACCTACTTCATTTGCTTCTGGCCATGGATAATCGGGGCCAACCATTCCTATAGCGCCTGATCTATACGAGCATTTACCCAGCAGAATTCGCCATGCTTCTCCACGGTTTTTATAAGTGTCTGTGCCGGCATTAAGATTTATGTGACGAGATTGATGGCCTCCAACTGTTTGATTTGTGAAGGGGCTCTGCATTGGGATTTCCATCTCGTCGCCGTAAGCATCATTGTGCAAGTTAGTAATTGTTAAACTTGAGGATACCTGGGTTGCTATTAAGTTGTCTACACCACCAGAGATCGAGGCGCTCATAACATTGAATGGAAAGGCATAGCTATTTTTGGTGTGCGTGTAGCCTAATCCACCATCATAATCGCGGCCTTGCACTACGCCAAAGTGTCTTTTTCTTTTTACAGAAACGTTGCCTTCTTCGTCCCACTGTGCCTTGGAGTCGATGTTTGCAACACCTTGATCTAAATCTCCAAATAAAACATTCTCTGGGACAAACACACTACCTGATGTGTTTACCGGGCCGGCAGGATATAAGGATGTATATGTGTAATGAATATTTTTGTTATCAGTAAAGTTGACGCCGCCCTTAATTGTTCTATTAATCGTTGGCGTTTTCAAAGCTGCAAGACCTCCAAACTGTGTGAATAGAAGATGGTTTCTTTCGTACTGTGTTCCGTCAGCCTTCGACAAAATAACCTGAGAACCACTTATTTGTGGCTTGCTGTGCATTATGTTGCGAAATTGTTTTCTCTGAGCGTCGACGGTTGCATCTCCCGAGGAGATCTCATACGAACCTACACCCTTGGCGCCCGGTTGTGCGCGCTTTTTCCAGTAGTTTTTATGTACGTTAGTTGGTCGCGGAGATGCTTCAACGCCACCATATAGGTCAGTCATGTACGTTAGTAAGAATGCGCCTACACCTTGAGTGGTGCCCGCGGCTTCTGGATACTTAAACTCAAGTGTGGGAAACTTACTATGGTATTTGTTCCTTTCAAGTACGTGACTTTCCACCGTGTTATACATGTCTTCTACAAAATCAGCAGATGCGGGAACGACTTGTTGGATTATGTTTGCGATTGCATCGTCAAACCATCTGAAATACTCGGTAAACTTCTCCACTGACTTGACGTTATTGAATCTCTCGAAGAAAACTTTACGAAGAAGTTCCAGCGGCTTGTACTCAGACCGGTATCGATGAACCGGATCTCCAATAATACTGTTGAAATCGACGACTCCAGCGAAGTAATCTAGAATTTCTTCTGTAACTGCGGCATATAGACTCTTTTCAATAACATATGTATAGTTCGGAACCTCGTCGAATAGTCCGAATAGCTCATCATCTTCTGATAAGATATTGACCATTTCAGATGCGATTACGATCTCTGGATCAACAAACTTAAATTCATTAACCAGTTCATTTTTAACAACGTTTTCGTTATCAGCAGGGAAGCCATGGGCCTTTCCTGGGTATACATATCCGGCAATGGAGCCGGCCCAGCCAAAGTTGTCCCTAATAAAAGCAGAACCTGAACTTAAGTCTGTAGAATAAAACTCTCCGGAGGAGTCTGAACCAGTAACCGTACCGAAGTACCAGTTTAGCGCAAGTGTATTGAAATTGTACGGTGCAACGTTCACTGTGTCTAAGGCTGAGACCGATCGGTTCGAACCAGAAATACCAAAGTTTTCGCCATCTAGTGCGTGTTGCTTTAAGGATACACCATCAAGATATTGAGTCCAGTATCTAACACTGTTAATTTGAACGTCTGTCGGGTGTACCAAGGCACCAGTTATGTTGGTCTTCTGGGCGCCGGCATAGACTCTCTTCCAGGTACCTATTATATCTTGTCCTACTGCTTTTGTCACCGAGGAGCTAACTTCAAAACTATTATCGATTGAACCTAAATTGCCATTATATCCGCGGAAAATAACGTCATAAGTATAATCAGCCGAACCTGATACAAGATCTGAATTTGGATAGTTTGACGGTTTCAGTGCAACCGACAGGTTCCAGTCCTGGTTATTGTACACATTAAGGAAGGTACTTGAGGTAAGCTCGAAAGAAAACGGATAAGGTTCGTAAGAAGACGACAGTTGGAATCTTACATTTTTGGAGTCACTTTCATCGCGGATTGCGAACACCTGGAAGTTAGCCACATCTTGAGAGGCAGTCAAATCTGAAGTGTCATCGGCGCGATTTAATCCGGTGCCGGCAAAGGTTCCAGTCAATACAGTCTGCATTCCAGCTAGCGAAGAGCTTAAAAAGTTTCTATCCATCGTGTTTGCGGTTCTAAAGAACTTTGGAAACCTGATACTTGTTTCAAAGGTAAGGCCGTGCTTATGTTGCTGATCTTTGTAGGGCTCTCCAGGAGTTACCTCATTATAGATATACCCCAGTGAATCAGCATATGTTGGATCTGCCGCCTGGTACATAACCGCGGTTGTATTTGAGGACGTATTGAAATTCAACATCTTCCGCTTCTTTTGCGTTTGCTTTAAGTTGTTGTTAAGTTCGTATGTTTGGTTGTTTGCGTACGCATTAAAATAAACCAAGTTATCATCTATGTTGAAGCAACGTAATACATTCCTAATCGAGCGAAGAGTACCTTTAGACTTAAATATTGTAGTTAAGTTGTTATATAAATTTTGGTATATTAGGTTCTTTGTTTCATTCAGATCGCTTTCAAAAATCTCGGTTTCAGTTCTATTCTTAAACTTTTCTAATATTTTTGAATCCACAAAGATCTCTGGTGTTATTAGACCAAGTGATTGTGGTAAATGTTGAGCAAAGGGAAGCGGCTCTTGTGAGGCGCTCGTATACTGGGTATGCCTAAACGATGGAAGTGCTTGAATTTGCAAGTACATTTTATCAAAATAGGCGCCCATGATGTGTGCCAATTGTTCAAGATCACTATTTCCGTCATCTTCTACTTCTTCGACAACCCATGAAGGAATGAGGTTTAAAAATTGGCCAGTGTTTTGGCCGTCATGATATAAGCCAGTTGCGCGCAAATCTGCTTTAAGTGACACAACCTCTGGATGGACTGCGTATATGATTGGATCAAGGTATTCCGCTTCGCTTGCACTAGCAGAGACGATGGCAGAGCCTGTATTTCTTGAATTTGCTGAATATCCTGTCCATGTTCCATTACAAAGTCGGCCGCCATAGTCTAGAACAACACTGTCAATACTTGACGTTTGTGTGATGCCTTCGTTGAACTTATAGTACATGCCAAGTGTTGTATTAGCGATGTCAAGATTTGTTCCGCCGCGGACTTGGTCGAACCAATAGCGGCCAATTTCTTCAGCGCTGCGTGCAGTTTTCCAAAACCTGAACTCATCAATAGAGCCGTCCAGTTTACCAGCACCAGCATACGCAGATGGCAAAACACCACCGACAGCTAATTTGCTTGGGGCAGTAAGTAGTGCGCCAATTCTGCCTTGCGCTCCCTTTGGAGATAACTCTCCAATGGCTCCGCCACCACCACTTGTAAAGTTAGAAACTGTGGTTGAAGTAATTGCATCCGCATTTGTTCTATTTCCTGCGGTACCTGACGTTCCTTGAGTTATTGTTACAGTGTCAACTCCATCAGATACTGCTGTATAGTTGGCATCTGTAGTGTTGTCAATAGCAGTCACCATAGCTGACGCGGCTGCGATTTTTCCTGCGGACCCTCCGCCGACACCAAGGAACCCAACCGTTGCAGAACCACCAGAGCCACCACCAGAGGCGGCAGTAACACCTCCATTAATTGTATAGACTGTGCTGGTTCCTGCTGAATCAACTAATGTAAATGTTTCTCCGTTAACAATGCCACCAGAATCAGAAATTACGATTGTAGCGGTTGCCGCTAAATTCTGATAAGTATTGGTGTCATTAAGTTCTCCGTTAATATAAAGTTTTGCATTAAAGCTAGAACCAGAGTTCTGAAGAACAAAAGCGTAGTGCTTCCAGTCACCCAGTGTGCTGCCGTCAATTCCTGAACCAATCGAGGACGTGTTGATTTGCTCGACAGCCCCACTTAATGTACCTGATTGGACAGTTATTAAGAACGGACTCTCGCTTGCGGAGCCTTCTTTAAGCTCAATCCTGATTCGGCCGTATGATAAATCCACACTGGAGCTAGGATTGTTGTTCCACGTGTCAAAAATAACTTGTCGGTCTGTCAAGGCGCCGATCGTAGATGGCTTGGAGCCTGTTAATGCCCAGAACTCAATTGTAACACCTGTGTCGAAATCTGCTTTAAGGTTAGACTCTCTGGTTCCGTCCCCATAATCAGATGGGTATCCATTGTTGGTGTACAAATTGTCATCATAGATATTATTATATTGAAATTTACTATTTGTTGGGTCGGGGACCAGATTTTTTAAGTCTTGAGTTTGATTTAGTACGTTGGGTCCGCCGTTGAAAGTGATGTATTCTAACGAAGAGGGTATGCCGTAGCCATTTATCTTTGTACTGGTTCCCCAACCATCTGCTGAAATGATTGCGTATCCGGTCGTTCGTGGATATTTTTTATTGAATATAAATTTTTCAATGTCCAAGGACTGGTTGTAGAACTCATTTATGTCTGCATCCGACCCATCAAATGGATAGAAATCTACAATTCTGTCAATAGCACTCTTGTAATATAGATTAGCGGATCCATATCTAGCAAATGTCTGCGGATTTTCATAATCCACTTGCGGCAAGAAAGAATCTTGTTTGACCTTGATTGCTTTTAAGTTAGTTGAGGATTCAACATCGGCGGTTAAATCTTTCTGGTTATTGTCGGATAAGTAATTGCGACCAAATAAATCTTTAATACTCATTATTCACCACCCGGAACTTAAATATCTCATCCTGTTCAAGCCAGGAGTTCAGTTCATCATCGTAAAATGAGAACTTGAATCCATATTCATAGCCGGGCTCAAGAAGTTTCATATTGAAATCAAAGTAGTTGCCTGATACATCGTAAGACAGGCCTGTTGCGAAATCGCTGCCTGTGTTGTGTGCTACTGCTTCTAGTGCATCAAGAATTCTAAACACGCGATAAGAAGCGCTGACTACTGGGAAGTGTTCTGGTGTTTTCTGCGCTTTGGTGTAAATATTGGGATTCCAATCTCTGTTTCTAACGTACAGGTTGAAGCGCGCGGTTTCCCTTGGCCCATATTTGTTTTGAAGATTTGTTATATTGATATAATATACTGGTTCTCTAGTGTCTGTAGTAGCTCCGAACGCCTTTGTTAAAATCGAACCCGTAAAGAATTCTATATTGTGGGTTGAGGGATCCATGCCAGAACCGCTCCACCAAACATCATACAAGGTAGAAATATCAGAGATGGCACCGGTAACAGCGATAGATGCGGAATATATTCCGGTTGATACGTACCCACCGGTCACAGCCGTATGTCCATCATATAAAATAAGTTTAGAACCAGACGCCGCATAGTTGGTCGAGGAACCAGAATACAAGCTAACCATTATTGAACCAGTCGAACCAATTGCAGGAATGTTTCGCAGGCGCCCTCTGATATAATTATAGAGGTACAAAGTGTTTAAGTTGTCAACGCCCGGAGCTAAGGAACTGCTGAAGTAGAAGTCGCCTCTGTCATCCCTCTTGGAGGAGTCCCACCGGGCTTCTATTGTCGGCTTCTTAAAGAAAAATTGTGTGCCGCGGCCAAAGAATCTTTTTGTGTAATATGAGTCTGTAGCTCCACCGGTATTATTGATTATACTTCCTGTATATGGTGTCTGTACCAGGGAGGTGTTATTGGAAGATGAGTAGTAAGCCTCGTATGACGAAGAAAGCATAATACCAACACCGTAGTTCGCTTTAGTGCCGGCAATCCAATGCTCCACTAAGGGCGAAATATCTATTTCTAAATCTTCAAGGCCGGATTCAAAAGTCTGTTTGAAGTGAGGGTCGCTAGCACCAGTAAGATAGGCGCCACCAACCGTTGTTTCGCTATCGGCGCGAGTCCAGAGTGTCGTTTTCGTCGCGTATAACCAGTTAGAGCCAATGTTGCCTTTAGTAAGATCCTTGTAATTTTCAAGGTCAAGGCCGGTCCCCTCTTGCCAAGTTTGCGCAATCGGTAAAACTTCCAAAGCAAAATCCCGCGGGACTGTTTTTGAAGTCTCAGCATTGTAGACTTTTAAATAAAAGTTTACTGATCCGCTAGCAGGTACTCGGCCAGCAGTCCGATCGGCTGTAATATCAGTTATCGGGAACTGTAATAGTATTCGTGACAGTTCTTGAGATCCGCTTGTATTCGATGCAGTCGGAGTGAGGGCGCGACCGTATATTGAGAACGTTTCGAGCACGTCGGCGGCGCCGGCGTTGGAGCCGGTTCCTCGGGTTGATAAATTTGGTTGAAAAGCGTTAACAATAGTATTGTCAGCGCTGGCTGTGTATTTAAGAATTGCCATTATCTAATTATTCCTGTCATATCAACATCTGGGTACTTAAGCTCTAAGATAGCGTTGTTTGGCACGACAAGGTACGAGCCGTCACCTGAAAGATTCTCATTAACGTGGATTGCCGCATTGGAATACCCTGCGCCACTCTTGATGAATATCTTTACCTTGGTAACATCTAACACGCCAGTAACGTCCTTGAGGACTTTATAAATATCACTGATGTACAAAGGCTCTCCAATAAAGAATGGCTGTTCAAAATGTTTCTTTAGCGCGTCGATACAACGATCTAAAACAATATATTTATCTGCCATATTCTGCGGCTTCGCTATAAACTCTAATCCAAAATTAAGGATAAAAGGATCTAGTATGTCAACAGTATCATTAATCATTCTATACTGATTAATCCAAGTTTTTAAGTTGTTTTTTATTGTTGAGTTACTTGCGGTTAGTTTGCCGGCCGTATCTTCCGAAATAACGTACATATTTAAGTTTCTTTTTTGTGAATCTGGATCCTTCTGGACTGACACTCTCTTGATAGAACCAAACTTTGGATGCATGCGGTAAGCTATATTTTCATAATCAGTCTGTGTGACTGCACGGTTTTGAGTAGGAAAGGTGTCGTACACTCTTTGCTTTATCTCTGTTGTCGATGGATAACTAACATTTCCTACGATTGGTTCCTCATTAGAAACCTCTATTGAGGCGCGAACGGCAGCAACTTTGTCACCTGATAAGTTTTGTCTGTTTTCAAATTCCAGTACGGCGGAGTTGACTGAGTTCAAAGATCCGACTGCAACATTAGAGTTTGTTCCGTTTGTGGTTCGATAAGTAATTATCAAGGTGGTGTTGGTTGGGACAATGCCGAAGCTTTCATTTTCTGACAAGCGACTCGGATCAAAGGTTACGGTTGTTGTATAAGTTTTTCCAAAAACGTCAACTGCAACATTCTGCGGATTTGCTACCACATCAGAATTGCTCATTTTTCCACTGCCAAACTGTAGCGTGATTTCGTTTCGACTAAACTGCGTTACAAACTTTCTTGAGACCAGGGTCGGTTTTATGATTGATGGAACATTGTCGTTTTTAAAATTAGAGTTGGTGACTTCTTTAAACACTGTGTCTTGTACTAGATAATCGACTTCAAAATACTCATTACCTTCTGTATCAAATACAGAAATGATTTCTGAAACGTTCTGTGCATCAAGGGACACTGTTCTGAATCTTTCAAAGGCACCCACCGGTACCCGTTCCTGGCCGAACTGGCCCGATACAACGTTCCCATAGGCCTTGATGGCGTAATGGGTAGGCGCGCCGGTTGTGGGGTCCACACGGGCGGCTACAAACGTGTTTGCTGGGCTAGCAAAATCTACATTCTCTGTCAGGACATAGCTTAGGCCGACACCTGAACCGAAAGTTGTTCCTCGTTTAAGAACTGGTATATAGTCAGTGTCTGGGCCGATACCTGTAGTTGAAGCTGGAACAAGAAGGAACATGGCTACAGAACCGTACGTTGATGGGCGCCCTTGTGTTTTGTAACCTAGCACACGGCCGTGTCGCACAACATTGCTATACTGATAGGCGGTGTCTAGAAACGATTCATTAACGTTGTAATCTAGATAAAATGACAGTTGATCACCGACATAAGAAACTGCGTCTATCATGAGAGCACCGAAAGAAGCTTCGCTAAAATCCTGGAACGAATCTGGATAGAATCTTTCTGCGATTTCTAACAGATCTTGTTGGATTGTTTCAAACTCGCGATGAGTATAATCTATTGGGAGCAGTTTTTTTTCGTCTTTAGGCATAAAAAATCCTCAATTTAAATAGTAAATTCTAACAAATCTTTAATATTTAAATTTGGTATTGTGTATCTGATTCTAACATTTAAGGCATTGTTGCTTTGCGCGACCTCATCAAAACTAATTTCTTGTATGCTAACTGAGGGTAAATAAATACTAGTTTGTTCAAAGATATCTCTTTCTATTTTAGAAAATGTACTTTGGTTAAAATTCTCAAACAGATACTTGTTCATCCCAACGCCAAAATCTGGTTCCATGACACGCTCACCCTTATTCGTTAACAATAACATTTTAAAGTTTTGTTTCACTAGGGTTCTAAAACTTTTGATCATTTCAAAGCCATCACCAGAATCTCTGGCAATCGGCAATTTAACTGAGAGGGATGACATGTTTTTCCTTTATTAAGTATTTAGCACTTAAACTTATTTAATCAACTTGAATTTTTCTTGGAACACTCGGCGCCATCTGCGTTAAATATATTTCCGCGGACTTGAGATTTTTGGAACCAAGGCAGAATCTTCATTGCTGGGTTGAATCTAAATCTTTCTACAATGCCGGCAGTAAATTGATCCACTATTGAGGGGCCCGAGGATTCTAGGACATTAAACTTACGATCGCGATAATAGATCTTGAAGATATCTTTGATTGTTCTTGTGGTGTTTCTAAGCGGCTGCTTATCCCATTCATCCCAATCTAGATAGCCGAAGCTACTAAGGAACCCGTTTCTATCATCTTCAGATGCCCAGCCGGCTGTCCAGGCTGAGTTAAGTGATAGCTTCTGGTGTTCAGTACCGTCAGCCGAAGTCACAGTCTCAAGGGCCGCGCCAGTTATTCTGCCGCCAGGTTTTTCTTTTTCGGAAGATGAAGTCATATCTCCCTTTTCGACTGTTAATTCGCCCACAGAGGGCAAGAGCCCTAGGTCGTTATAAATCGCCAGCATTGAGAGCGCCTTCTTCATTGGGAAGATATAATCAAGCGTGAGCCTGAAGTTAGTATCATCTTGAAGATTGTTAAGCAAGCAGAGTAAGAGTTTGCTATTTGGTGAAATCCCCTTAAACTGTGACACTGGCAGATCTAGGGCATCGATTCTTGCTTCTGCAATTGGGATTGGAGAACCAACAGAATCGCCGGCGGCAATACCAAATTCTAAAACATATTGGACACCAATATTACCAGTTATTCCAATCGCTGGGGCAGTCCCCACATGGTCACGACCATTACCGCGTATAGGCGGCTGCACAAGCTCTAGTGTGCCCGGGTAATAATCCGATAAGTTTCCGCTTCCTTTACCGCGAATCTGCGCCTCTGCTGCTGCAGACGTCATGGAGGCGCCGGCAACGCTTACATATTTTTTCAGATAGAAAGTTTTTTCGCCGATGCTTGAGCCAATGTCTCCCAATAGACTTTCAGACACCATTCCATCTATTTTCTGTTTTGTAAACACTTCCATGACATTGGCAAAGGGAATGAGCCTGTCATGCTCTTCTAATTCAGAATGTTCAGCGCCGGCCATGTAGATACTGGTACCATCAACATCTTTATGCACATGATATTCTCCAACATATGGTATGCCGCTCGGAAGAGCCAACATGTCACCGGTCGTATATAGATTGGTTCCCTCAGATGGCAGGGAGCCCGCGGCAGGCTTCTCTACGAACTCGCCGTGAAGCTGTAGGCCTTCGCCACCATTACAAAAATTGTTGAAGAAATAATAATTCATATTTGTGATTGCTGGATCGAAACCTGCTCTGGAGCAATTCTTGGTAAATACCTCTGAAAGAAGTTTAAGCTGTTCTAACACCAACTCTTGCATTACAATCTTGGCTTCGCTTTCAACTTTCTTTACTGCTTCTAGATTCTTACTCTCTCTGAAGCTCTTCATGGATTCAAAGGTGCCATAATCTTCGCTGTTGTAGTCATCGAAGTCAAATGGGTACTTATAGCCTGATTGCATATTATTAATTTTTTCTAATGCTTCTTGGACCGATTGAGGACAGTTGCTGGCCGTAAAGGTTTCGTCTAGTTCATCGTCTAGACGATCTGAGTACATCTGCACTGCCTGTTCAAGATAGGCATACCAGAACTCTGTATCGTTAAACGGATTGAGGAAATTGCCTCCTGTTGACATCATGGCCTCTTTCATAGCTTCCACAATGTACCCTGCATATATCTTACTGTAGTTGTGCTCAAAGTCAGGAGCAAACTTTGTAAACGTTGCTATCGATTTTACAAATCCAGTACTGGCAAAAGTCTTGATGCCGGCCATGACCAGTCCGCGGATTGCAGCCTTTGATGGACGGGTTAAAATTCGATTAAAGGGTACCTCTAAGATACAGTCTTCATCGCCCAGCAACCTCTTGTCTTCGGGGATTCTTGGATAGTATGTGTCAATCATTTGACTGATTTGCGAGAAGTTAGCAATACCGTCAGTCTTGGGGTCACACGGGCTTCTTTCTGGGAACAGCAGGTCAACCATGCCAGTCCAGCCTGAGTTAGGCAGTGGCTTTGTATAAACAGGCGGGAACATGTAGCTTCCCCCATACTTGCCAGGATCCAGATAGAACACTCTGGTGTTCTCAGGATTATCAAGATTATCATATTCATTTCTGCTGATTCCTAGAATTCCGTCCTCGCTGCTGACGAAGTTAAGATCGCCGTCGTCATCTCTTACTTTTAGTTTATACACTGATACAAAGTCGCCTACGCCGTAGTCATCGTTATCGCGTGCCAAGTCTGCGTCCAATATGACCCCTAAATCAAAGTCTGAGCGTGTGAGCGGATCAGCAACAGCGCCAAAGAGCCAACCTTTGTCATTGTTTCCTATTTCTCCAGCAAACGTGTTGTAGAAGCCTTTATTAACCCGGTTATATAAACCCCTTGCTGCATCAATTGACAAGGCGCCATTGGTTAAATCATGCAAAGCGGCAACGGGTGGTGAATAACTTTTGTATCCCTCAAATGTTTTTGCTAACTCGGGAAAGTTTATAAGGTCTATGTTGTCAAGGCCGTTGTCTACAGAAAGAAACTCATATCTTCTATCTTTAATTATGGCGGGCTCATCTTCAAACATCCCCGGGCGATCCTCTTCTGGAACCAACTCAAGTGCCGAAGCGGCTGTTTCTGCAGCCATATTAACCATGGAAATGACTGACACTCTGGTATTATCGTCCGGACGGTTTACATACGCGCCGTCTTTCTTGATTAAATCTGAGTAGTATGCGCGGAGGTTGAAGCCGTAGGCCCAGTCCTCGTCAGACCTGCCGCGAGCGCGGTAGCCCTTAGCGTTATCTTTAAATTTAAGAGTGACATCTGCTGTATCTTTTCTGGCTTTACGAGTAATTACTACTCTGTCATTTTCGAAGTCCACTCTGTGGGCAGCATTATAGCCATGGTTTGGCATGTCCACCAATTCAACATCTGTATCCCACAGAAATCCAACAAATCCTAAATCACTGAAAGATTTGCTCCACCGCTTTGTCTTTCTTTTGTCGTTTGTGCTGTTAAACCCAATTTCTCCCATGGGGCCCCGCAAATCTGCGATGTAGGTGCCGTTTGGTTTGGACACACTTGTGGAAGTTCCTTGGGTTTGATATGGTGTGGTTTCGGGCAAAAACTGTCCGCGGAGCCAGCCAGCAACATATTGCGGATATGCGCCGCGGGCTTCACCGGCAAACAGTCCAATCATAAAGTTGATTACTACTTCTAGCGGTAGTATTGTAATCCATACTATGAGTTGCACCATCCATACTGGTAACATAAACGGATTAGCGGGGACCGATGGCGCTGGTGTCAACTCGTTTTCAGAGAATTCTCCGTAGTAGTCGACCCAGCGTGCGCCGGACGCGACCTTGTCTTGGTGAACAGTCCAAGGATTTCCGTAAGTATCCGAGAGTACCATGTTAAGGAGGCCCCAGTTCTTTTGTTGATAAAAGAATGCACCTTCACCAAGCATATCTTCAGTATATGCAAGCTTGATTTTATCCATCTCTCCCTTAAGGGCAGTCGTTGCAACTATTTTTGCAGGCTCTGGCTCAATCGGCATCAGGCCATTGTCACAGCCGGGATCAGAAAAGAACGGTGGCATGTTGGCTTCTACTATGTTTGGTATCCCCTCATGTATGACCTTTCCAATATCGTCTAGGTCTTCTAACAATTGCGCTTTGGCGCTCATGTTGAGTGCCTCACACTGTGCCGGAGACATGCGTCCTTCCAATAACGAACAACGCTTCTCATTGAATAATTCTAACTCTTCTGGCGTCGAACACATTGAAGGATTAACTGGCGCATTTAGTTCTTCTGGGAAGGCTTCCAATATATCCCTTAGCTCGTTTCTTGACTCTGCCGGCATCAATAGGCCTACGTTTTTGTAAAACTTAGATATCGATGACTTGTTTGGCAGAGCTTCGCGATACTCTGGGTAATCGTGCTCCACAATGCCATCTATGATATCCAGCGCCATGGCGGATGGGCCATCGAGCATAGCTTCAAACGCCTCCTGTCTGGTCATAGCGTTCATTGAATCTGCAAAGAAGCTAATCGCCCTATCGCGGTCTGCTAGCGCAGCACCACCAACACCCAGTTGGTTCACGATCTCAACAACTGTGTTCTCCACTTGTTCGTTGCTAACAGTGGGGCCACAGATCGTGTCCCTAATGACATCAAACAAGTTTGTGCGGCCGGCGATAGCGCTGGGCAGCGCAGCTACAACTTCCCCTACGGTTTCCAGAGCCTTGCAAATTGCGTTACCAATAATCTCACAAATCTTGCCAAGAATTGCTAGAAGAATTTTTGCCAGAAGAGCCCAGAAAGCCTGTTTTAGCAAGAAGAAAAGAAGCCCAAGAATATCAGCTAGCTTTGGCCACATTCTAAATGGATTCTCCATTCTAATCGAAGTAATATCAACTTGATTTCTGCAGAAGGGCATGCCTAAACTCTTGACAAAGTCCATAATACCTGGATTAAATAAAGGTGGCTGCGGACAATCAAGCAGTGCGATGACAGCGGCAATCAACTGCGCTCCCGGGAAGCCGCTCATATGGTCGAGGAGTGCTAGGTAGTTATCCTCATACACTTCGATTAGCGCGAGGATGTATGCATCAAACACTTTCTGGGAATCTAGCTGTGACTTCTGTTGTGCAGACGGGCCGGCTAGTTGCTGGCCCAGAGTGCGGCGCTGTACAGTGGGGTCGTAATTGCTAATATCTTTATTCTTGGAAGGCACCTGGGCACCGAATGCGTCGGGCCTACTCGTTTTTTCTTGGTGCTCAACAAATGCTTCGTCTTCCCACGGTTTTACAAAGTTCACTTCACCAAAAAATGGTGCATCTTCAGCGCGTGGCGATTTATCATCGAGTGCTTCAAACGTTTTTCCAGATTTTAAATTCTTTTTGACAAGTGCATCGAGTTCAGCGCGTTTTTCAGGAGGTAAGCCAACAAACAGTACTCCAAAATCTCGAACTCCCATTGCCTTGAGAGCAGTTAATATTATTCGGCCGAGTGCTTCAGCCAAAGTCAATCCTTTAAATAAGCACTCAATCGCTTCGAACATAAGATCATACAGACCACAATATTTAAGAGGACCGAGGCCATGTTTGTATAATTGATCTAGAGAGCCCATACCCATTCCGCCGAAGCCCTTATACATTATGGCTCTCTTGCACATGTTTACAAAAATTGGATCTTTTTCGTCAATCCTGTAATAGGCCTGCATGCGCGCATTACTTTGCATATTATGAGGATTCGAGAGGCCTGGGGCGCCCTGGTTTAGGCCCATTTCTCCAAGATCTCTCTTTACTTCGTCTGGATCCAGGCGACACAGATTATCATGGAAGGCCTTTGCAACAGCATCTCCAATAGAGAAAACTTCGTCAAAGATATCCTGACCCAAGTCTTTAAACTCATTCTCAAGATTGTTCTGGATACAAGCTGATGTTGTAGGTTCTCCTATATCGCCTTCAGGCTGCCACGCATATATTTCAGGGTAAGTAAACTCTTCGAGAAACTCAATCCATGGCTTGGGGCGTCGGGCCTTGAAGCCTCTGTCCATTTCTTGCATTCTTGCGAAATATGCCACTGCGGTCTTGTCTTTCCAGCTACCTCGCCGGCGTAAAGATCTTAATCGATTCTTTTTATATGTAGCAGCCGGCCGATCACCGCAGCCCTCAGTATATACTTGCATTTTTTTAATGTTGTAATTGCCATCAAAGACCATTACCAGCTTAGTCATAAGCTCGTCTGAACTGAACAGGTCCCAAAAACTTACTGACATCGTGAAGCCGCGGCTGCTAAGCCATGAGTCTAAGTCGCTGTACAGTGTTCCAAGCGCTGATGTCCCAAAAAGACCATCATCTCCGTAATCCGAAAGGTCAAAATACCTGTCGTCTTTTTTAAACTTTAGATGGCCGCCTTGCGTTCCCGTAAACACTTTCAAATATCTGTTGTATAAATTGAGTCCCTTTCTGACTCTGATATTCATGGGCGTCATTTCGGCCGTAGTAAACTTGACCTTTATATCGTCTTTTTCTACTTCTTCTGGCTCGCCGTCATCAAGTTGTATCTCGGGGAGCCCAAACACTGTTGAGAAGTCCACTGAATAGAGAAGCTTCAATCGTGAACCTTGCCGTGGTTCTAAATGAAAGTCAGTAAACTCTGTTACCTTGAGCACGTTCTCTACAGTTGCAAAAGAATCATCTTTTTGAAACTCTTCTAGCATCATTTGAATCGCATCGCGGCCGTACTTCTCGAACTTTTCTTTCAGAGCCTCGTCAGCTTCCTCGTCAGTCATACCTTCTGTGTATCCAGTTGTGGTTTCTGGTGTCACAAAGGTGATTTGGTATTTACAATTCTTCTCGTTTAGTATAGGATCCGTCTGGCTGCGGTCACGCCAGTTACTGTTGATCGCGTACGGGTTGGGGACACAGTCCAAGCATACTTTTCCAGGAGATACCGAAACGTCACAGACATCCGGTAAGCCATCTCCGTTCTTATCTTGAAATTTTAGATACGGAGAGGTGCCATCTTTGGGCATTCTTTCCGGTATCGGAACCATTGTTTTATCTACACGACTTTTAGCCATACCACTATTTCCTTTACGTTATGTTAACGTTTCTGCTACAGATATACTTATAACCGCCGGGATTGCAGTAATTAAACTCCCAGTTGTCTTTGTTGATTCTAACATGATACATCGTATTCATAACCCAGTTCAACTGCGCTGAGACTATTGCAGACGAGGCGCCGGCGCGCCATGGCTCCATAAAAGAGATGCCTAAAATAGCATTGAATATTACTTGTACTAATGACGTGACATACAATGATGACCATAGATCGCCAAGAATGTCACTGAGTTCAATAAAAGCATCACGAGCGAGTTCTCCGCGGACGGCTGGCTGTAAGTTATTGATGTTTTCAAGTGGGTGGAGGATCCCGCCAAATGTAATATAGCTGCTGTTGATATTGCCAGCCACTAAATCAATCTGTGGGGCCTGCTTGACAATCTTGCCGCCTAAAGAGTTTGTCTCTCCGGATAATGCGTAGCCCTCGACGCTATCAGCCTCTCCTGTTATTATTTTGACACCCTCTCGGCCAATGACTCTAATTGCATCTGCTTTTAAGCCGATGCCCGATCGGCCGCGATTGGGATCTGCAAATCCGCTAGCGAGCCCAAAGTTTTTATCAATATCGGTCAGTTGGCTTATATGTATTCTTGCGGCGTCAGCAAAAAATGAGTTGTCAGTCTGTGCGGTACCCTCTCCTTGGCCGGGAGGGCCGTCGCCACCATTCGCGCTTGACATTCTTCCGACAACCAAGTCAATAGAGTTTGCAATGTTGGAACCAATGGCGCCATAACCAGATGCTGCACTATCAGGACGGTCTGTTCCTAAAACAATGTATGAACCGGCTTGGTTGATAACCTGTTCGTTGGGGGCTGATTTGTAGGATAACGTCCGCAGAGGTATTGCTGTATGAAATAGCCCATTGCTAGAATAAGTATATCCTAATCCAGCGTCAGCCTTTTCTTGTGTTGTTGCATCACCAAGACCACCGTCTTTGCGGTTGCGCTTATTATCATATATTTTTTTCATCTACTTTCCTGTTTATTCCGTGTGCTCAGTCGTGCTTTAGGTTATTTATGAAGACAACCTTGTGGGAAGTTTTGCCTTGCCGTTTGCTTTACCTATGTAATCGCCCTTGTAGACAATCCCGGGATTTTGACGTAGGTATCTATCGGCCGCGGCTTGACCCTTGTTTTCCACGTACCATTCGTAAATGCTAAAGTCATCTCCATGTTTCATAGAAATTGGGAAAAACACTCTTGCATATACATCTTGTATCGTCTTATATTCTCCTTTAGCTCCGAGAAGATATTTCTCCACATAATCCATCTGTGCGACTGGGCCGTTATTCAAAAAATCGTCAGGCGGTCTCTCGCCGGCCTTCCAAATAGCTCCAACTTCTTTGGCGCCGGAGGTACGGCAAAATTGAATAAGTCCCCAACAATCACTGCCGCGCTCGTTTTGTTTGGTCTCGTCGAATCCGCTCTCAAAGTTAATCAAGTTAGCTAACCAGCCAGGATCTGGAATACCTACGCTGTTTGCTACTTGCACGATTTTTTCTGCCAAGCCAGGGACTGCTGCGGCGGCTGGATAAGCTGCGTTTATATCTGCGGCTGTGGATGGGCCGCCCACTTTGCCTTCTTTTGAGAGTTCTATATTGTATTCAGTAATTCTCTTATTGCCAAAGGCATCCTTAGAGGTCAGACAGTCTAGGTTAGTCCCTTGTTTTGACAAGGTACCAGAGTTGGATGGGCCGATAATCCAACAACTATCTAAGTTGTACGAAAAATCTACTTTCTCCAACTGCACGTAAACTTCTTGGCCCGGCGCATAGTTTGACTCGCGACTGAGCGCTGTTGTATGCATATTTTTGATCATCGAGTTTATCTGCTCATTTTTACTGTCCTGGCACGGTTCGGGCAAAAAAGCGTGAGGCGAGTCTGCCGATATGATTCTCACCTTAAATCCGTAAATGGCACCTTTGTCGCCGGCAATACTATCCGGGGCAGTTGTGCCGGACGTTCCAGCCACTTCTTTGTCAGTGAATCCGGTTGGTGTGAGTTCGCTTAAGATAACTGCGATAAACTGATCCTTGCCCTCGTAAACGTCACTTTTTATGGCGCCCTTTCTGGTTGCCGCGGCGACCGTTTCGATAATGCCTCCGCGGATCGTAAGTGCCTCAAACGGTAAAAGTTCGTTAGACATCTGCAGGTTCACCCTGAATCAAATTGAATATGCTGTCTTTGTCTTCATCGGACAGTTCAAACGATGCCACTTGATCTTTCTTTTGAATAGAAATAATTTTAACAAGCTGCTCGTTTGACCGCTGCATCGTCTCTATATGCTTTGCTGCTACTGGGCTTAGGTATTTATTCTGATCTGGCTCAGTCACAATTTTATTCGCGATCTCATTTAAAAATTCGCGGGCAGCTTTGCGATCGTCTCTTATGTTACCTAACGCTTCATTTACTAATGAATCTATGTCGTTGTTTTTCATAATGCACCATTGTTCCAGTTCTGTGTAAAGAAGTAATACTTTTTCTTAAACTTCTTTAGTGAATTCACTATTTGCTTAGTGTTTAAGCCAGTGATTTCACGCAGGTACAGATAAATAGCTTTTTTATTAAAAATTTGTATATCTTCTTTTGAATCGAAAAGAACGACTATCGCCTGATACACTTTCAAATCATTTTCTTTCATCTGAGAAGCGTCCCACGATTTTAGTTCTTTATAAAAATGATTCCAAAACTCGTTTTCTTCCCGTTCGGTTACATAAGATTCATTTGTTGACAGATATTGCTCTTCATAATTCTTGGCAAGATTGTCAAAGTTTACCTCTGTTTTATTCTTGCGCTGTTGCTTCTTTACTTTGTGAATAAACCAGTTTTTAGTTATAACTGAAAAGTAAGAAAAAGCTTTCGACCCCTTAGAGGGATCGTACTTGTCCAATATTGTCATCAGCCAAATTTTACACTCGTCTCTTAGCGAGTCGATGTTTGGCAAATTTGTAAATTTATAAGTAAAGACAATCTTATCAACCATTTCGTTAAAAGCTGGGCCAATCCAATTGACATATAAATCTGTTCGCTCTCTTATACATTCAGTATTAGAATACCTAATAATGGCATTCTCATGATCTTTTGTAAAGTAGTGATTCTTCTTACGACGTTTCTTCTTCGTCGGCGGGGGTTTCTGTATCTTCTGCATCTTCTTCTATTAGTCCATAAATATATTCGAAGGTCTCCAACTGTTTATTGAAGGACCTTGCATGTTCCATTAGGGCACCGAGAGTTTCGTCACCATAGAACATTTCAAGCTCATATACACCTTCAAGGTGTGCAGCAAGAGCATCAACCATTTCTTTAAGATCATGCATCTCCTCAGAGATGCTTAGAAGCTTGACAATGGCCGCTCTCGCATATAATACTACGCCGGTGCTAAACACCAACGATATAAAAAGTATAATAGATAATGTTACTTCAAGACTTGTCATACGTTCTATTCTTTATTTCTTTCTTTTGTTGTTCCAAAATATCTCTATTATCTTCAATATACTTTTTTGTAAGTTCACCGGTATTTTCGGTGTCATTATTTTTCACTTTCTTGTTGATGAAAGGCTTGTTCAGTAATCTAGTCAGACTATTTTCTGTTTCACACTTGTCACAATCGGTGATATAGGCGCCCGAAGCATGCATAACTGTGACTGTCTCATTACAGTTCCCGCAGTTATACTTGAATATCGGCACTATCGCTTCGCCATTTCTTCTAAATCTTGGTTGGAGATTTCTGCATTGTCAGAGACACGCACCGTAGGCGGGTTTTCAACAATGAGTCCCTCATCGGTTTCAAAAAGCTTAAAGCCACTTAAAATCGGGACAATGTCCAATTCATTAAGTAGCGATTCTTGAAGAGCCATCATGATAGCACCGAGTGCTTGGTTTGATAATTGCATTTTTATTCCTTTAGCGATATATAATCTTCGCTTAATGTTATTATATCATTAAATTTGTTTCTGTATACGTCAAAAACAGTATATTTTAGCTCCTCACAGAAGCCTGTTGAGCTTCCTGGGCTGTATACGTGTTCTTTTATCTTCATAACTATACCCAGGCCGGCGTCTTTAATAAGGCTCGGATCATCGTTGTAGGGCTCTTGCCATTGTATAAGTGAGCCAATACGCATATTATGATTTAGCGAGGCTCTTGAGATCGGCGTCGTACATCATTCTTGCGAGGCCTTTAAATCTGATTGTTGGTTCCCAGTCCAGCTTTTCTTTCGCCTTAGATGGATCACCCAATAACAATGGCACTTCATGTGGTCGGTATAGTCTTGTGTCTATTTCCACGTGTTCATCCACATTGAGGCCGGCGTAATCAAACACCTCATGTAAAAACTCTTTTACAGTGTGTGTCTCGCCTGTTGCCACAACATAGTCATCAGGGGTATCTTGTTGTGTCATACGCCACATGGCGTCCACGTAGTCTCCAGCAAACCCCCAATCGCGCTTAGCATCTAAATTTCCTAGGTAAAGCTTGTCTTGGCGGCCAAGCCTAATGTTTGCTGCAGCCTTTGTTATCTTACGTGTAACAAAGGTCTCTCCTCTTCTGGGAGATTCATGATTGAACAAAATGCCGCTGGAAATGTGCATGCCATAACTCTCGCGATAATTGCGACACAAGTTGTGTGCGAACACTTTTGCGCAAGCGTAGGGGCTTGCCGGCATCAATCGTGTTGTCTCGCTTTGTGGATTTTCGGGATTGTCTCCAAACATCTCAGACGATGAGGCTTGATAAAATCTAGATTCCGGACAGACAGAGCGCACGGCCTCAAGCAAACGCAAGGTACCCATGGCAACGATATCTGATGTTTCTTCCGGTGTGTCAAAGGAAACCCTGACGTGTGACTGGGCTGCAAGATTATAAATCTCATCTGGCTTGTACTGATTTAGTAATCGATACATATTGCCGGCATCGATCATGTTTCCGTATGCTAGCGTGAAGTTCTGTATCTTATCTACATCATTAAAAATGTGATCGATGCGGTCGGTGCTAATGAGGGAAGTTCTTCTCTTTACTCCCACCACGTTATATCCTTTTTCCAATAACAGATCTACGAGATAAGAACCATCTTGACCCGTTACACCTGTTACTAAAGCTGTTTTTTGTTTGTTACTCATTTTGATTCTCCGAATACCATTTATAAGTTTTGGTCACACCTTCCTTAAAAGTTGTAAAATTGAAAGAGCCGATTAGTTTCATCAGTTCTTCGTTGTTCCCATCTTTTCGAAATTGGCCGTCCATGTTTCCATTAAAAGATAATCTCACATTTTTGCCGGCTTGTTCAACCAAAGTTCTAGCCATCTCTAATATGGATAAGTTTTCTTTCGGTGCTACAATCAGTGGGACTTCTGTATTGTGTACCTCTAGGAGTACAGGCAGAATGGCACATAAATCGTCCACATACAGTTGTTGCCTCATCGGTAGGCCGGTGCCCCACAAATCTATTTCAGAGCCCTCTGTGGCTGTGTATACCTTGTGAATCAAGGCTGCTACAAAGTGTGACGATTCCTTTCCAAAATGATCGTCTGGCCCATAAAGATTAGACGGACAGAATGTAGAATAGTTCATTCCACACTGATTTCTATACGCCCGACTACCAACCTGGAGCATTCTTTTTGTCATTCCATATGAAAAGTTTGTCTCGGTCGGCGGTCCATTAAAAAAGTCTCTCTCAGTAAATGGGAAGGCTGCTATATCTTCTGGGAAGGCGCAAGTGCTCAAGGATGAGAGAACACGCTCAATGCCTGCTTCATAAGCTTCATTGATTATGTTTGTGTTCATCATCGTATTATTATAGAAAAACTCAGCCTGGTTTTTAATATTATCTTTTATTCCACCGACGCGGGCAGCGAGATGAAGAACTGCGTCTGGTTTAAGATCCCCATATAGTTCTTTAACTTGGGTTGTACTGGTGAGATCGCAGTCTTTCGATGACAGGTATGTCCATTGTGGTCTGACTATAGATAACCTTTTTCCCAAGAATCCCGATCCGCCAGTTACTAGCACGTTGTTATACATTAAAGTAATTCTCACAGTTGCATTCATTAGCAAAATATTGTTTTACCTCATCGCTAAAAGAATCATTTATCTCTTTTAGGGTGCCCTCAAATCCCTTGGGACTCGAAGATAGAGACGCACAGTAATGCCAAACCTTTATTTGATTGTGGGTGTGATTAAATAGATGACCATCTTTAACATAAAAATCTTTTAAATTCTTGTTAGAGTGACTTACGGTGCCCTTGCTACGAACATTATAACAAACTCCTTTTTTAAGAACAGGCAGGTCAACAAATTGAATGACCCCGGGCTGCTGCGTGTGTGGTGCAACGAAGATGTTTAACGCGGCTTGTTCCGAAAGATAATGGTACCGAGTCACCATCGCAGTCTGGGATGTCGGATCCCAAGCATTCGGTGATTTGATTTCTGACAGCTTACTTCTAATAAGATTTATCTCTGATTGGGGCATATCAAGGTCGTACGCACCAACTTCATGTGCCAGTCGGAATCTATATTTTGGGATCAATGTTATGGCCCGATATTTATACCATATTTTACATACTTCCTCTAATATTTCTTGTGAGTTGAAACAGACAACGTCTGCATTAACATAGGCGACATCTGCGACTAAGGTATTGTTCTTGTAAGACTCTTCGTATATTTTATGAAAATCTGCTATTGGGGTCCCTGCAGCATTTGGATCTTTATTAATACAAGCCGGCTGCCCCAAAACCATGTTTCCGTTGTGTTCCCAAGGAAAAGCATTTGCGTCAGGATAGTCACTGGTAACAGCTATTCCCGCGGGTGTTTCTATAAACTCCGTGAGTCTTGCGGTCGTTATGGTGTCAGCACCTAAACAGATAACTTTCTTGTAACCGCGAAGCTTCATTAGTTCAGCGGCGATGAAAAATTTTCTTGCGCCGATATCTATTTCGGTTTCGATGCCATCAATAGAAAAGTTTATGTTTTTAGAAAAATGGTAATCACTAATGTTGTCATCTGTCACCTCAAATAGTTGTATATCTGGGTGATATTTCTTAAAGCTGTTGACTGCATTGGATGCTATTTTCTTATACATCTCTCCTGTATGGTATATAACACAGCAAATCTTGTCTATAGGGGTTCCCAATTTTCCTCCTTCGATTTGCGAAGAGGGGAGTCTGTCAGTCTGTCTTTTTCTTGTCGAATAGACGGACAGTGATTGCCTGTACGGTGAATAAGATCATAGAATATCATTAGACACATTACTTCGACAGTGTGGAAAAATTCACAATCAAGGGATAATTCATCCACGCCTTTGCGCAAAACATCAGACGTTTGACCGCTAACCATAAATGTCTCATAGCCAGTATCGTCAGCCCAATGTAGGGCATCGATAACATTGCCCGAATTGCCCGAACAAGAGAGTCCTATAATTAAGCACTCCTCCGGTCTTTCAACACCATTGGCAATAGTTTCTAGCCATCTAATAAAGATCTTGTCATACCCATGATCGTTGGCGTTGGATGTGATAAACCCGACACTATCAAATGAATATACAGCCTTATCCGGTATCAGTCGCGATAAATCGGTCGCCATATGGCTCGCTACGTAGTGCAAGCCACCATTTCCAATCAAAAAGATCTTTTTTACTTTGCTCACTTTCTCGGCGAGTATCGCATACTCAGCCGATGAGGCTGCCGTGTGGCATTTTTCTTCAATATTCTCAAAATTAATTAACATTTACTTTATTGTTTCCTTTATAATTTGTAACGCATGGTCTATTTCTTTTTCATTTACATTCAAATTTGGTCTAAATCTAACAGATTTTTGACCGGTTTTGTTGCAAATTAAGCCGTTTTTATACAACTTGTCTACTACTATATCACGCTTTTGAGAGTTTGGCAAATCAAATCCTATAATTAATCCACAATTTCTCAAATTTAGTATCTCCTCTATGTCGGACAACCCGCCCATTATGGCCTTACTCTGCTTGTTGACATTGTCCAGTATATTGTTTTTTTCATATGCCTTCATGATGTATTTACACCTTACCATATCGGCCACATCGCCGTCCCATGTCACCTCTAATCTGATACTGTTCTTTGGATTAAATATTTCTCCGTATTTTTCTTGTGCCATGATTCCCGACAACTGTGTCTTCTTTCCAAAGATAACGATGTCAGGCACTATATCAAGATGCTGGAAGTACCACACTTTGCCTGTGCCACCAAAACCAATCTGTATCTCATCAAACACTAGTGGGACGTCATATACATTGCAAAGAGTACGCAAACCATTAAAGAATTGGTTATCATGATAGATATCTCCAGCGCTACATTGAATTGGTTCGACTAATACACAAGTTATTTTACCAGTGCGCATTTCTTCTTCAACATTCTCTAGATTGCAGGGAATCTTTTTAGAAAAGACAGATGGATATCCATCCAAGCGCGTATCGGCGCCAGGAAATCGAGAGGTCACAAAGCCTCCGTAACTATTGATTCCATGGAAACTGTTATCGAACGATAAGATCAATGGGCTTGTGTGGCGCTTATAATCTATGCATGTTTTAATTGCCGCTTCAACGGCTAGCGCACCGGTGCAAGAATAGTGGAAATGTTCAAAAATGTCGACCCCAGCGTATCGCTTAAAGTCCCTGTCAAACTCCAGCGTTTCGTCGGAGGTGAACTCACAGTTATTTATTTTAAAACTGGCTACACGTAAGTATTCTTCTATAAATTCATCTGACTTGAAAATCGGGTGATTGTAACCAAGAGGCAATGACGCATACATGCCAAAAAAATCTAAAAGCTCCCTATCGGTGTTTTTATCAAATAGATAAGATTCGTGACTTTTTGAAAAATCAACCTTAATATCAAATTTACTACTACGGGCTATACTTCTCATTTGTTAAAATACTCTCTTATTATATCTTTTACACTGTCAATATCATCTATTGCAGTTGTTCTCATGTCTCCGATCCCATATGGTAATATACAAACTAAAGAATTGTCAATGTTCTTCTTGTCTTTTGACAAAAAAGTAAAATAGTCTTGAAGCCTATCTTCGGTTAAACGATAGTCTGGTATATTTTTTTTAATCATCCCGAACAGGTGTTCGTATGTGGCCTGCTCTATAAGTCCTTTTTTCAACGAAATATAGTTAGCAATATCCATTCCTAATGTAACAGCATTGCCATGACTTACTTCGTATCTACTAATCGCTTCTATAGCGTGACCAAAAGTGTGACCGTAATTGAATATCTTTCTCTCGCCTTCATCAAACTCATCCTTTTCAATCATTCTCTTTTTAATGGAGAGGCTTTCTCTAATGTGCTTGGCGCAGCGGAGGGCCGGATGTTTAATGACCGATTCATACGATTCTGCTAGTTCTTTCGACATGTTGCTATCTGCTGTTAAATAATAATGGAATATCTCGCCGATGCCAGATTTGATGTCGTCCTCATGCAACGTTTCTAAAAACTCAGGGCAACAATAGATCTCCGCTGGTGGATAAAACGTGCCTAATAAGTTCTTTGTTTCGCCCAAGTTGATGGATGTCTTGCTGCCTATGCAGCTATCTGCTTGAGCCAACAGAGTCGTGGGAAAGAATCTCCATTCAACACCACGATATAGAACTGATGCTGTAAACGCTGTTATGTCTTGGACAACACCGCCGCCCACAGCAATAAGTTTATGATTTCTTTTAAAACCCTGGGATACAAGTCTTTCGACAAGGGCCGTGCAGGTTTGCAAGGTCTTATTTTGTTCATTTGCTTCGACAACAAATATGTTGTGTTCATCAAATCTTGAACGAAACAGGGGAAAGTATTTGTCTACGTTTGAATCGATTATCAAAAAAGACTTTTCCTTAACATTCTCAACTAGGCTCTCCGACAGTTGTTGAAACATAACTTTATATTTTCTTCTATAAGATTTAATTTCAATAGTTTCGATGTCACACATTTACAAATCCGCCGTCTACAATGATATTCTGGCCAGAAATATATGTATTGAGTTTGCTGCACATGAACAGTACAACTCTCGATATTTCATCCACCTCAGCCATTCGTCGCATTGGAATCTGTTTTGTCAAGTCTTCAATACCCTGTTCACCCAAGATTTGTTTGGTCAGGTCAGTTAATGTGAACCCCGGCGAGACAGTGTTGATCAAAATGTTATGTTGAGCCAGTTCGGCCGCTGAGGCTGCCGTGAGGCCTCGTAGACCGAACTTGCTGGCAGAGTAACTGGCGCGGTGCGGAATGCTGACTGTGCCCCATATAGAGGAGATATTGACTATCTTTCCGTAGCTCTGGTTGAGCATGTTCTTGCATACAGCCTGCTGTATCAAAAATGGTGCTGTGAGGTTGACTTTCATTACGTCATTCCAGTCTTGCTCTTTGACCTCGCAGAGTGGATCAATCTTGTTAATGCCAGCATTGTTAACGCAGACATCAAATGTTTGTTCAGAGATCTCTTTAATAAAGTTTTCGGTTGAAGTGTTATCCAGAAAATTCGCAGAAACAAATTGTATGTTTTGGTGTATCTTTTGTTTTGGTTTTTTCGTGCCAGTAATCAAAACGTGTGCACCTAAATTGGCGAAATCGTTTGCAATTTGATTACCTATTCCGCGGGTACCACCAGTTACCAGCACATTTTGGTTTGCAAAATCAATATTCATCTTCTGCCTCATAGCTTTCCAACAATTTATTAAAATCAATATATTCAAACCACTCATTAATAGGTGAGCCTGGCGAAGATGAAATTACCTCAATGGTCTCATCGGCGCAAACATGGGCCGCATCTGGCGATCCGCAAGAAACGGGCTGGTCATTGAGGCCAGTGCCGGTGGCCATTATTTTCCATGGTTCTAAGTAGCCGGTGGCCGGCCCGAAGTTAACTTGATATACAAAAGTATCTACATCAAAATAATTTTTGTGAAAGTGGTTGAGGTCTCTTCCAGCACTAATTGATTCGACACGGGGAACGTAGTTGGCATCGATGCCCAAGACGACAACTCTTTTATACCCCAAGCTGCGAGCTAATGTTACTGACCAGGCTCCGGAGATACCAAAGTGCTCTAAGCATGAATACGGATCATTTGGATCCCGAAGATGTGTGCTCAGTCTTTCCCGCGCTAGCTCTGGGTCTACATAGCATGTTTCTAGCTTCGGAATAGTCTTGGTGCGCTGAGCGGGGGTCCGGAATGTACTACCAACCGCCGGTATCCATATGAGCTTTTCCGGAAGCGCCCCTGCTTGAATGTTATAGTGTGCAGCGACGTCCTCCGGGACTTCAAGATTGCTGCAGCCATAGATGAAAAATCTCTCAATTTCGCATTCCGGGCTTAACATCATTGGAAGAAGATCTGATTCGTAAATAGTATTTATCAATCGTATATCGATACAAGCGTGGTATTTTGGCCAAAAGCCCCAGTCTTCATAGGCAATATACTGCCGATTCAAGGAAATAGTATGAAGACCCTCTAATTTTTTGATATCGATAGCGTTCAAGCTCGGGCCCGAACCTATGACAAACATTGTTTCATTCAAAAGTACATTATCTTTCATTTGTATGCTCTCCATCTGGATATACATGTGCCACATCTTCCCGGCTGATAGCTAGGCGAATTGCAGGCTTGTCACCGGTGGCCTCTATTCTGTGTATTATACCCTTGGGTATAAAAACAATATCATCTTTTTTGACAATTTTCTTAACTCCGTCGATTTCCCACTCCCACTCTCCATCGACGATATACCACCACTCGTTCCAATCTGGGTGATAGTGCCTTCGATTTCCTTGGCCCGGCTGTTGGTGGATCAAGGTCGCGCTGTTGTTTTCCGTATTTACAACTCGGTGACTCCACGACTTTGTTGACTTGAACGAAGAACGTATCTCGTTGATATTGACTATTTCTTTGTTGGTGTCATGTAAATTATTATTTTTAACTCCGTCCTTAAGCAAGATTGAAGGAACATCAACTTCCGAATGCGTTTCGCCATAAAATTGAGGTGCATATGCTTCTTTTGATATTGCTCGGGCAATTACTTCCGCTAATTGAAAATCTTCTTCGTTGTCAACGTCAACTGTCGCAAAGCCCGAAACAGTATAGAAGTGTATATCGCCGTCACCACCGTGATAACCACAATTGTACTTATCCATATTCGCAAGATAGTTGGAGGTTTTCCAACCCATCATGCCGCATGCATAAGGTTGTACCGGCGTCACATCCTGCGACGGTGGGGAGATCTTCTTTTGGTCAAAGTTGACTGGCTGTCGATTATATATGCACTCTATCTGTTGATCGGTAACTGATACAAGTGTGTCGGCCTCCGTGCCGAGCATAGTGGCGGTAAATTTTAGTATGTCGCGTGCTTTTATGAACGGTGATGTAGGTAAAAGTTGTACCAATACATCACACTCTACATTGTTCATAAAGTCTTGTGTGAACTCATCGTTTGTTGCGCTGTCGGTTGAAAGTTCCGCGGGGCGTTTATAAAAACTTACGCCTTCTTTTTCTGCAATCTCTCCCAAAATATCTGACTCTGAGTTAACGTATATTTCATCGAAGCATTTTGCCTCTTTGGCGGCTCTAATAATATAACTTATCAATGGGATTCCATTTAACAAGCGTATATTCTTTTTTGGGATTCTTTTGCTGCCAAAACGGGCAGGTATCATTGCTACTACTTTCATTATATTTTTCCTTCCCATTTACAAATGGTTAAATTGTTGTTTAGTTTTAATTGTCTATCAAGTTGAAAAAGTTTTTTAACGCCTTTATCAGAGATGCCGTCGACGGCGCCGTCTATCCATAAATTGAAATTTTGTCTTAGATACTCATCCACCTGGATCTTGGTTCCATAATATTTTCGCAATATTTTACCAAAATACAATATTTGAGGCTCCTGCAAGTGCAGGTCATCTAACCTTAACGAGGCGCTGGTGAGTTTATTATCAACTACTTGAACTGGGTCATATTTGATTGTTTGAGAGAGGTGTGCTTTGTTGTAGTATTCTCCACTCTTTGAACCCATATCAAAAAAGGTGAATCCTCCAATATACAACTCTTTTATATTATAGTTCAAGAGAGTTATCACCCCCAGCAAACCAGTGTTAGTGGTTGTGCCTATTTCCTTGTTAACCTTAAACAAATAACCATCACACACGTTATGAAATGGGGCGCCCCATTCGTGGATAATCTTTTCGGCTTTTTTGATGTCCCACATTGAAAGCTGTGGCTGTATAAGATACTTCACAGATTTTGTGAAGTCCATGTTTTCTTGCAAAGCTCTGATTTTGTTAAAGTTTAAGCAGTTTACTAGTATATCTGTCCTCTTCCCGTAGTCTTCCCAAAGCTGCTCTGGCATGTGATAGGCAGTATTGATGCGAACTACCAAATCATATGAGTCGAACAATTCACCAAGACCCAGGCCATCTAAACTTGGAGCGGGCCCAATGAATGCCAAGCGCTTTCCTGAAATCAATTTTTCCAACTCTGGGTCTTTCACGTAATCCTTAAACTCGCTTACAAGGTAATCCGCTCGTCGGCCAAGATCAGCTAGTTGCAATTCGGGGGTCCCAGATGAGCATTGCCATTCCGGAGCGTTTTCGGCGAGGGGAATACCAATAATATTATCGCTAGTGGGTTCATACCATTTGGGCATTCTTTCTACTCCTGTGTGTATCATATTCTACCATATGAAATTCTTTTTATAATATTGAACAATATCGTAAATTTCTTTGTTAAAGTCTCTTTTGGCGGTCCAACCTAGGGCCCGTAGTTTGTCATCGTTCAAGGCATATCGTACATCTTGACCTTCGCGAGAATAAGAAAAATCAACATGTTCTTCCCAATTATAATCTTCTTCAAAGAAGTTGTCAATAACTTTTAATATTGTATCTATGTTCTTTTGCTCAAAGCCGCCGGCAACATTATAGATTTCGTTCGTGTTACCTGAGTCTATGATGGTCATAACAGCTTCTGCTGTATCATCAGCATGCAACCAGTTTCTCACTGGCGTTCCGGCGTTATGAAGTCTAATCTTTCTATTTCGCATTAGATTCTTTACAGAAAGTGGTATCAGTTTCTCTGGGTACTGCCCTATTCCATAGTTATTGGTTGGACGTAGCAGAATGTACTCGACGCCATATGTTCGGGCCCACGCTAAGATAAGCATATCAGAACAAGCTTTTGCCGCTGAATATGGATTGCTTGGGTGTAAAATATCTTGTTCTGTATGTTCACCGCTTTCAATATCCCCATATACTTCGTCAGTGCTGAAGTGAAAAAATACCGGCCGTCTATTGCAATTGACGGGCTTGTTGCGAATCAAGTCCAACAAGTTGCGAACACCCACAATGTTACTATCAATAAACTCTTGCGAATCAATGATGCTATTTCCTACATGAGATTCTGCGGCCGTATTAATAACGTAATCACAGTCATACAGATGCTGAAGATCTTTTATATCCTCTTTGATGAAAGTAAAGTTGGGGTTAGCTTCGAAGCTTTTTAGCAGTGAAGTGTTGGCTACATACGTGCACTTGTCTACTCCATACACTTTCCAGCCCCTGTCAAGGCATTTACGTGTTACATACGAGCCAATAAACCCCAGGCAGCCGGTGACATAAACGAGTTTCATTACAAATTCTCAAAGAAGCCATCAACTGCTTCCTTAATATATTCAAGTTTCTCGCCGGTGAGGCCTACATAGGTTCCTAAAAAGAACGAGTTTGTCGTAATCAATTGGGCGTTAGGGAAGGTTTCATACATATCACCATATTCTTCAGCAAGGTGAACGTAGCCCGGGTGAGCCAAGATGTTGCCTGAGAAGTAAGAACGTGTTTGAATTTTAAGACCCTCAAGATGGTTTACTATATCCGAACGAGAGAAAGGGGCACCTTCCTTGATTGTCAACAGAAAGGCAAACCAACACGGGTCTGACTTTTCGGTAGCCTCCGGCATATGAAAGTATTGTGCATAAGGCTCAAATATGGCCCGTAGCTTGGCCCAGTTTTCTCTCCGAGCAGCATCTAACATTGGAAGTTTTTCAAGCTGCTGTAGGCCCATTGCAGCCTGCAAATCTAGTGGTTTAAGGTTGTAACCTATTTCATCGAAAACATAGCGGTGATCGTACACAGCATCTTTGAGGCCGGGCAACCAGTTTTTAAATCTGTTACCACACGCTGTTTCGCTTGTGACGTTGCCTGGTTTCATTGAGTTGCAGTAACAAGCGCGCCCCCAGTCTCGGATACTAGCCAATGCCGTACGTGTCTTCTGACTGTTAGTTGCAATGAAACCTCCCTCTCCCATCGTCATATGGTGGGCTGGGAAGAAAGAGCATGTTGACATGTCTCCATAGGAGCCCAACTTCTTACCGTCGTAGTAAGATCCCAAAGCATCGCATGCATCTTCTAGAAATACCAAATCGTATTTTTCTACGAGAGCCATCAATCTGTCCATGTCAGGCGGGTTACCCAACACGTGTGCAAACATTATCCCCTTAATGTCAGGGTCGCTCTCAAGGACTTCTTCTACTCTATCCAGGTCCAAGTTTACACTTGGAAGCTCAACGTCTACAAACACTGGTACAAGGTTGTTTTGTATAATAGGATTAATGGTTGTCGGAAAACAAACAACTGGGGTAATAATCTTGTCTCCGTCCTTTAATTGTTTTGGGAATCGTCGCGATTTAGTAGCGGCTACCATCAGCAAGTTTGCCGATGAACCTGAGTTAGTTAAGGATCCGTAGAGTTTTCCAAGCTTAGACGGAAACTTTAACTCAAACTCTCTTGCGTTCTTGCCAAAAATCATCCAACCATCTAGTATTTGGCGTACAGCGGCGATGTATTCTTTTTCATCAAAAACCGGGCCCGAGTATGCTACCCAGTCTTCGCCAGGGGTCCACGTTTCATTTTCGTGCTTCTCAGAAATGTAATCAGACACCAACTCTATAATTTGTTCCAACTTTTCAGACATTCTTTTACTCCTTTATTCAGACCCATCAGGTCAATGTTTAGCGAATCGAGCACGTGTGCCTTACCCGTATAGGATTTGCCCAATTCTTTCTGTTCTATTATAACCTGCGACTTTGCGTTTGTCAAATCTTTAATCACCTGTGCGTGTTCGCTCAAGGTGTGTTTCTCTGAGTAACATAGATTTATGTCTCTTGGCAGACTCATATCATGTTTTTCGATAATATGCTCGATTACTCGGCCTACGTCTTGAGCGTAAAAATAGTCCATGTACCTGTCACATGTTATTAGCGCGCTTTGATTTAGTTTGAAATTGTTATAACAAGAGCGAAACAATCTTTGCGGTTCTTCGTGTTGCCCAAAACACCCAAATAAGCGTAAGTTATAAATATTACTATTCATTTTTGCTATTTTTCGGGCGATAATATTCTTAGATAATCCATAATAATCGGTAGGTAATGATGCACTCACCGATTCTTCAGTCGCACAATCAATAGAGTTCATGCGATTAAACTCTGCGCCGGATCCAAAATTGAACATTATTTTAAACTGATCAGAAAAATAACTCAAGTTTTTGAACATCAAGATATTATCGATAATGTCATCAACCGTCTGCGTATCTAATCGTTTGCCACCTTTTACCGCGGTATGTATGACAACGTCTACTACATTGTTCTCAAAAAAACCCCTAACGCTCTCGTAATCGGTGACGTTAAGGGTAGTTCTGTCGGTTACAAGGAGTTTGCAATCCAAGGCTGTGTTATTTAGAAAATAGTGCTTTAGCTCTTTCGCAAGAAACCCATTACCACCTGTTAATAAGATATTCATCTAGATGGTGCTCCGGGCTATTACTTCTTAGTTACCGTGTTTGGTGTTGCACTATGGTTAGTGGGAAACCCTTGGTCTGTCTCATACAATACTTGATCGTGCTTCCAGTTGCCTCCGCCGAGAAGTCTCTCTAGCTCTTCTTCTTTGATGGCGTAAAAGTTTTCTTCTGCCGGGAAGTTCCCAGACCGAACTTCGGCTGCATATTCCTTCAGGGCATTCTGCATAATTTGGCCAGCTTCACAATACCTCTTAACAAACTTAGATTTGAACTCCCAAAAGAGGCCCATCAAGTCATGAAAGATTACCAATTGACCATCTACCTTATCACCAGCGCCAATCCCATAAACAGGGATCTTAAGTTCTTTGGCAATAATTTCAGCAGACTCGCGTGGCATGCCCTCTAGCAGTAGAAAAGAGCAACCAGCCTCTTGCAAATCAAGGGCCTGTTGTAGGATAATCTCCGTTTGTTTGGCTGTTTTACCTTGAACTCGATAACCCCCGAGCTTCGCTCTAGTGTGAGGAGTGAGGCCCAGGTGGCTCATCACCATGATGCCGGAATCCGCGATGGCCTTAATGCGCTCAATCATAGCGCCCTCAACCTTTACACAATCCATGCCGGCAATAACAAAGCGGCCTGCATTTCGCACCGCTTCTTCGTTGGATACTTGGTAAGACATATAAGGCATATCTCCGATCAAGAACGCATTCTTGGCGCCTTTGGAAACTGCCTCAGAGTGTCTAATCATATCATCCATTGTTACGGGGATTGTAGTCTTGTATCCTAGAGTGGTCATCCCTAATGAATCACCCACCAAAATGCAGTCTACACCCGCACCATCAGCGATTCTTGCTTGTGGGTAGTCATAAGCAGTGGTTATCACTGTTGGTGTTTTTTCTCTCTTTTGTCGACGTAATCTTAAAATTGTAACTTTGTTTTTATCATTTGCACTCATGTTATTTCTCCTCTATTGAATGTACTAACATATTAACACGTAATTCCTCTTCTGTCAAGAAAGGAAACATGTTTTCTAGTGGTTGGGATACTAATTGTCCGCTATCTAATTTTTTTGCACCGATTGTGGGCAGTACTTTGTCCCACTTTTTACACATCACTTCACAAATAACGGGACCATCAAAATCTATTATCTCCTGCATTTGGGCATCAAGCTCCATATTGTTTGACATAGAAAAGTATTTTATCCCATATGCGGCCGCAATTTTTTGAGTATCGGGAAATGAGACCCCGCTATCTTTGTCAGTACCCACGAATCGATCTTCAAAATACTTTCTCTGTGTGGTTCTGATTGAAAGGTAGCCATCATTGTTCCACACAAATATCTTAACCGGAAGATTATATTGTACAATAGTTTGCAATTCCTGTATGTTTGTCTGAAAAGAGCCGTCGCCAGTAATCCCCGCTATGCAAGGATTCTCCATAGCAAAAGACAGCCCAATACAGGCCGGCAATGTAAAGCCCATTTCTGCTTGGGCTCCAGGTGTAATCAGGCGTTGACCGTCTTTGATTTGAAGCGCCTGGCACGGCACATAATATGCAGAGCCAGCATCTCCGACTACGCTAGAATTTGCAGGAAGTGTTATAGACAGTGTTTTCATGAATCGGTACATACTAATACCATCCTCATCGTCTTCGTGTTCCGGCAAAAAGACAGGCCATGTAGATTTCCATTTCGAACATGTATCTATCCATGCTTGAGTTGAGCGATATTCTGTTTCAAACTTCAGCATAAAGTCTTTGGCATCCATTTCCACAAACAAGTCAATTTTAATAGTGTCTTTTTTGTGCTCTTCCGGATCTATATCCACAACTGCGATATTGGCCTCTCTCGCAAAGTATTCATATTTGTAGCCGGTAGAGGGCACGCTTAGTCTACAACCAATCGACAATAAGAAATCAGAATTTTGCACTACAAAGTTTGCTGCTCGATTGCCCTTAATGCCAACTCTGCCTATGTTCAATTCATGTTCCGATGGCAACAAATCGGCTGACAGAAAGGTAGTGACTACTGGGATGTTGTGCTTTTCAGCGAACGTTTTTATTTCTTTTGAGGCGCCGGCTAACCTCACGCCATTTCCTGCTAATATTACGGGCCGAGTGGCTTTTTCTAGCATTTCCCTAAGATTGTTTAAATCGGGAGAAAGCGTCTTGTCGTCGGGAATATACCTTTTAAGCTCAGAGGGGTTTATAAAGGCCCCTTGAACGTCCAGCGGGACATCTATCCAGACAGGGCCGCGGCGTCCCGTAGAAGCCAGGTGAAAGGCCTTGTCGAGGTGATATGCGATGTCCTCCGGAGCCTCAACCATAACTGCATACTTTGTGATTGATTTAACTATTTCTACAATGTTTGCCTCTTGAACTCCGAACTGACGAATATTCGCAGTTGAACTAAAGCAAGTTTGGTCTTTGTTGACCTGACCTGAAATAAATATACAGGGCAAGTTATCCTGCCATGCATCTAATAGACCGGTAATACAGTTTGTACTGCCACAACCTGTGGTTGGTATCACCACCGAAAACCCATTAGTATATTTAGCATGTGCTACAGCAGCCATGGCGCTCGCTTGTTCGTGGTGATTGCAAACAGAGAGCAGTTTTTCATGCTTCTTTACAGAGTCGTTAAGGAACATTGCGCCGCCACCGGTAAGAGTGTAAACGTGTTTTACTCCCAATTGGTGTACTCTGTCTGCGATATAGTCGACCAATCTTATTTTGTTATCCATTCTTCCACTTTTCCATCCATTTTTGTTTTATTAGCAAATCATATTTTGTTGTTTGTTTATGCATGCCCCAAGTTGCCTGATCTGAGTGCCATCGGTAATAATATCCGATCCACTTGGGATAAGGATATATGAAAATGCCGTTGTCTGCTATATTGAAATATAAATCATAATCTGCTGCGCCAGAGCAAGTTTCTGAGTCCCATCGTAATATACCACTATCATGAAGTTCTCTCTTGTATACAACTGTGGGCGTCGTCACTGGGCACTTTTCAAACAACATTTGTTTAAATTGGCCCAAGCTGTTATATGAGTGTTTTATTTCCTCTAAAGTTATGCCTTTGTCAGAATCGATTCCTATGAGGGGGCTTTGTAAAATCTTTATTTTGTCTGGGGCTTTCGATATTATCTTGACAATTTTCTCAATGTATTCGGGATCGATGTAATCATCCGCGCCCAAGATGGTGAAATAATCACCATTACAAAGACTTAGAGCTTTTTCCACCGGCTCAGTCCAGCCGTAAGGATAAATATTGGGTACAGTCCCTATGATTATTTCCGGATGGTGGCCATGGACTTCTTGGATTACTTTGTAACTGTTGTCGCTGCTTTCATTATCAATTACAATGACTTGAATGTTCTTATATGTTTGTGATAAGGCACTCTTAATGCTTTTCTCTATCCACTTTTCTGCATTGTAGCACGGAATTATTATATCTATTTTCATTTTGTTGATACGGTGTGAGCTATCATTATATCACGTATTGGCTTTTTGTCAAGTAAGCTGGCTTATAGGGCCATAACCTGCTGTAACACTTTGGTGAGCCTGATCTTTGATTCATGTTCTGTGATATATCTTTTAAAGCCGGAGAGGGCGATTGCTTCTGCTATCTTAGGCTTAGAATTCAAAAACTTAATCTTATCTTCAAACTCCCTATTGCTCTTAAATGTTATTATTTCTTTGTCAATCTCAAAAAAATGCTCTATCCCTGGGTGGTGTTCAGTCAGCAGGAGTGTCTTGGCCGCGGGGATCTCAAACATCCTTTGTTTCATTTGTGTCTTCTTTTGCGGATCATTTTCATTAATGCTTAAGTTAATTGCTATTTTGCTTCTTGCGTGTGTTAAATACATCTCTTCTTGCGAAATATTAGAAAAAATGTCAATTGGTAGATCTTTGTGCTGTTCAAAGAAATTCTTCCGCAGGCCATTCAAGGCGCCAATAAAAGATACTTCTATGTCTTTATCTTGGTAGCTTAACTTTGGGTACAAACTTATGTTGGAATGCCAGGTACCCAAAACAATATTGCTATAGCCGGCTCTTTCATATTTCTTTATATAATCCGGCTCAGGTGTTGAACATATATTGAAATACTGGCATACTTTTTTAGAGAAGTCGTAGTATCTCCAAGTATCATCACAAAACCAATTGAATGTTCTTGTGCGGCCGCTGTCCGTCTCTTGTTTTATTTGGGACCATGGCTCCCTAGGGGCAATATTAAAATCGCCGGTTAACATACAAAATATTAAATCTGGCTTCAGCGTTTCCACTACCTTCTTAAAATCTTTTTCAACCGGATCTACTGTGTCAAAAAAATAGACTTCATGACCCATTTCAAGCAATGGCAAATAAAAATACCACCAGCCGCCGTCGAGGTGGCCTCTGTATGTCTTGTTAGTTACAAGGACTATCTTCATAGGTCTAGAAATGTCCGAACCCGGTTAACATAGCAATGATTTTTCAAAATGTTTTCTCGATTAACTTCTTTTATATTGCCAATTTCGCTTTCTGAAAGTGAAAGAACTTCTTTAGCAATAGTGACCATTTCAGAAGGCTCAAGGGTTGTCCGGACACTAGGGAACATATCGTTTAGCTGTTTAATTGTATCTGAAATCATTAGGCCGTTAAGGCCAAGCGACTTAAAAGTTCTTTCGTTGGTATCGGTACCGAGTGTTCTTTGATATGCGTCGTGTACATTAATCGTCATTTTACTGTTCGCTAACAGATCACATTCCTGCTGGTGAGAAAGGTTTTTATTTATGAAGAACCCGCACTTCAAGCCAGAGTCCTTAAACGCAGCAAAGGTTTTCATCATTATCTTTCTTTTTTCATTAAACCCGTTGTCAGCCCAACCTCCCACAAAACTAATGTCAAACTGTTTATACTTATCCACTTCAGTGGGATTGTAACTTATTGAATCAAAGGCCAATGGTATCGTGTTTATTTTCCCATCCCATAGAGGATAAAAATCGCTCCCGGAAGTATTGGCGAACGTCCAAGGATATACATTATCCATTTGATTTATTTTTTTACTTGTTTGTGGGGCTTGTTGCGACGTAAAGTTTGGGTGGCCGGCCCAAGGCTCAGGGAACCTGCTTGGTTGTACAAATAAGAATGACTTGTGGCTATTTTCTAAAATATTAATATTTCTATCTGATATATCATAATCTGTCACCATCACCATATACTTTTCATTGGGTTCTGGGTTCGGCGCCCCTGTTCCCGGACCGCACTTAACTACCTTATAACCAAGAGAACTCCAGGCCTTTTGATATCCTTGATAGATCCATTTGCCGGCGTGTGTTTCATAATCACATATATAAATTTTCATGATAACTCCTCCAAAACTACGTCTTTTATCATTTTTCTTTTTACGCGCATATATTCAATCAGATCTTTGCCTTTTAGTTCATACCAAGGCTCCCGAGTCGCTCCAATCATTTTATTAACGATGACGCTCATTCCCATCATTCTTGCTTCAACTACAACTCGTGAGAGTGTTTCCGGGGTTTTTGGTAAGAATAATAAAGTTTTGTTTTCACTCAACTGATCCAAAAAAGACTCATAATTTTTACTAGAAACCAATTTATACGGCATTTTTTTATGTTTACAATACATAATAGCCTCACGGGTGTTTTTATGTATAATGTTTGATTGCATAATTGAGCAACACTCAGACTTCGGCTTTTCAGCCATTGCTTTCATTAAGTCAAGTGAGCGCAGTGACCAAAGATTACCGCTTAAATTAACCAGATTATCAAGCTCAGTGTTCATTTTTATTATTTCCAAATGAAACTGTGATTGACACAGAACTGCTCGGGCATTTTTATACAGTTCTATATTGACTATTTCTTCTTTCGGTGCTTTAAATCCCGGATACTCACCCGGGTTTCTTGTATTCAAATATTTATGATCGTGTTCGTATATAATATACACTGTGTCACAGATCTTATCCCTGAGGGCAGGTTTTAGATTCGCAAAGTTTGCAATGATAAACTTCGATTCTATATGTCTGTCAATAAACTCTATTGTAACTTTATGACTATTAATTTTTAATACGTCGTGGCCATCTTGTGCCAACATCTTGAGTAATTCTTCGTTATTTAGTTCGCCGCCGCCAAGCACTTGTTCCGCAAAAGCGTCGGCTATGAATACTATTTTCATCTAACTCACTACTCTATTTCTTCAAGTCCTAAATTGTCTAGCCAGTTTTCAACATCAAAATCGTCTTCAGTTATACCCATTGCATTTATAAAATCTTTATACAAACTTTCTTCACTAAATCTTTCTCTCAATTGTTTGGCATATTCTTGAGCATCGATGCCTTGATTGTCCTTGATGTCGTTAAGACATGCGCGCATCTGCTTTTGCGCTGATTCTTTTCGGGGATATGCCCACATTGAATCTTTAATCAAAACACCATCCCACACTACATTGTCAGGAATGGGTTGAATATCAAAAGATACATTATAAAAATATTCTTTTCTAGATTTATCGCAAAGAAAATCTAGCTGGCCGGACCAACCGGTGGCTACGACAGGAATACCCATATATGCTGCTTCAAAAAGAGGGAGGCCAAAGCCTTCACCATGAGTAAACGAAACTGCAGCTACCACCTTAGGATGGAGGTAGATCTCATGCATTTCTTTATCCGTCATATCGCCGTGTAAAAGATACACCTTGCATTTTCTATCCGGATATGTCGATAGAATATTCAACAAACGGCCATGGCAGACCTCTTTGTCAACTAAACTATTTTTAGCATAATTTGTTTTGACTATCAGGCCCACGTCTTCATCATTGAAAAACTCTTCCACGAACCAGGCCACTGTATTGTCAAGGTTCTTTCGGGGGCCCATCTGCGCGACACATACAAAGTTTTTCTCCGTTGTCAAATCAAGCGCTAATGGTTTCATATCCTCATATTCTTTTACAGGATAATTTACTGCTGCGATTGGGGAGGTTGTTCTAAGGGTAAACTGTTCACCGGTTTGTTCATAATGAGCGTCGTAGGTAGTATCTTCGAATACATCGCGAGAGTGCGTTGAAACAACGATTACTCGATCCATCTGATTTGCTTCATGAATCCATTCATGAGAGACTCTTGTTGTTTCTATTCCAGCGGTATAGCCAACATTGACATCAGCGAGCTTTTCAAACTCGTTTGGTATTGTAACCTGTACTGAGTAATCAAATTTGCCGCTGTGTTGGGTATAGTGAATGGTTTTTTCAATAATTTGATCAATCCATGTACGCTCTTCTGTAATGTCGCTTAACCAGCTAGTTCCTCCCCATTGTATGGGGTTGATATAGATGTCAAACACGTCTTCCCTGCTGCGTAATGCTCTAAGTGCAAATCGAGCTTGTTCGCCATAGCCGGAGCGCGTTAATACGGGGCCCCTTAATAATACTTTTTTCATTATAAAACCTCCATTAGATTCCAACGTTCATAATTTTTTCTTGTTTCCCAGGAGCCATTTTCTTCGATAACTTCATCAATAAGGCTGGTCCAGTTCTTTTCGTAATCCTCAAAGTTATAGTTGTCCTTAACATGTTGTAGGCCCATCTCTGCCATTTTTTTGTATTTAGGCCCAGATAGTGCAAGGGCCTTTTTCATAACCTTGTTAAAGTCTTCTTGTGATATACGATCCTCATAGATGTAAGGCACTTGGAGCGAACCAATAATTGCCTTGCTGCACGGCTGTATCCCCCAGCCAAACCAATTTTTACCGTCTGTTACCTGCTCCTGTAGGCCGCCTGTCATATTGACTATGATTGGAGTACCACAACTAAGTGATTCCAAAGTCGACAAGCCAAAGCCCTCTGCATCGCTAATACCAATAGTAAAATCAGATGCGCCATACATTGCGGCTAAGCCCTCGGGGGCTACCTTGTTAGAAGAAATCAAAACTTGTCCGTCTGCAACACCCAGATGCTCAATTATGTGTGGTAAGTCCTGACCGTGTGGGTCTCTAGGGTCTGTATGCATCAGAAGTACGGCCTTATCATGACCCACCTCATCTAAGAGTTCCTTAAACCACCAAATAAGTGTGCCGCTTTGCTTTCTTCTAGCGTTGCGGCTGTTCCAAAAGAATATCTTCTTCTTAGGGTTATCAAATTTTTCTTTTGAAGCGGCAAGAATATTTTCTCTTATTTTTGTAACTTCAATCTTTTCTTCAGAAGTTACCGAAGGTTTAAAAATACTTGGATTAACGGCGTGTGGCATATAAGAAGACTTGACCTGCGGTGCCACCTCTTTGACAATCTCATGTGTTACTTTTGAAATGCATGCAACGTGGTCATTAGACCGATACCATTTTCCATTAAAGTGTGGCGCGGGAAAGTTATCCCACACATGGTAATATACCATCGGCAAGTTTGCGCGGACCTCATTTTCAATCTCCCACAACCATTCGTAAAAACGAGGATCGGTCATAAACCAAAGCAAGTCTGGCTTTTCTTTTTGTAGTACCGATCTAATAATCTCATGATTACCATACCCATCGACAGGGTAGATTGTCCAGTCTGTACCATATGGTTCTACGTTGACGGCATTGTAGTCAGCGTGCTTCATGGCGCCACCTAGGCAGACAAACTTGTATCTTTGTGTCTTGAGGAGGGCCTCAATCATGTATTTTGTTTGAGTACCAACACCAGAAGGTGAAAGTGGGTGGTCAGCAATAACCAAAATCTTTTTCTTTTGCATATTTTTATATTTCCTTAGGGACAGTGTTCTGTCTTATAAAACTTGCAACCATATCCGCCGGTGCAAGAGAGGCGGTTTTTAATATGGCGCTTATTTTTTATATTGTACAACGCTGTGTTCAAAAGTTTAAGGGCATTTTCAGTTTTTCTCGGGCCGCTGGTAACTCTGAAGAATTCTACATTCTCTTTTTTGGCGGTTCTCTTAAGAAGTGCGAAGTGTGTTTCAACATTTTTTGGGTCTACGTCCATCTTTTGGCAAAAATAGTTTTTATATAGTGTGAGTTGATATGCAATGATTGGGTCACTTCTTTTTTTCATATCCCAACCCCAAGAACATGTTTTCCAATCAAAAATATGTACTTTACCATCAGGGGTAGTGACCACTGCGTCGATATAACCCTTGAACTGGTATTCTTCTTCTCCCACGATTGGTTCAAAGAGAGGTAATTCTACTGCTAATACTTCATACTCTTCGAAGTATTGATTGAGCGCGGCCTCTATCTCTGGAATAATTCGTTTACCTTGGCCGAACATGTCAACAACTAGTTTTTTGTTTATTTCTATGTCCTCGTCAAGATCAGATATATTCTTCTTTAATTCTTGAACAAAGAATTCTTCGTTAATCTCTTCTTGCAAGAGTGTTTTTTCGCAAACAGAGTGCATTGCAGTACCGAACGCTGTGTATTCGTTGCCTTTGAATCCGTCAATCTTGTCAACTCGCGTTAACTTGTGATAAAATGGACAGAATTTCCAATCTTTTAATTCAGAATATGATATATGTGGCATATGTGCTCCTATTGCTTTTATATTATAACCTGTTGCAGGTTACATGTCAAATTCAATAGGGTTCTGCATCTTTATTAGTTTCTGATATAGGGCCGGGCTGACCTTTTCCATGAAGGCGTGCTCTGACTCTACAAAGAACTCAGTAAATCCTGTGGCAAAATACTCCCTTAACGAGGTGGCAGCATATGGATTTAGAAATAGACCCTGTACAAACACAGACAATTTATCATATCCTATTTTTTCGTATAGAAACATATCGAATTCTTCGTTATATTCTGTGTCCATAAAGAATGCCTTTGGTGCGCGGTAACCAGATTTCCACAAGATATCATGAAGGTGTATACGCTTGCGCAAAAACTCATCTTTTATTTTATCATCTGCGTATATCTGATATCCATAGGGGCTTTCTAGAGAGTGGGAGATCTCGTGCACAATATCGTCAAACAAATCTTTCTCATCTTCTTGAAGATGTGAGATGTAAAGAGCGTTGTCATTGTAGAAGGCGTTTATCGAGCGTTCTTCAAACTCGTCAAACCAGCCAAATATAATCATTTCTACCTCACTCAAAAGATGGTGAGGTATCGTATCCTCTACTTGACTAATAACCTTTTCAACATCAATATTTTCAACCGGATGCTGAAAAAAGACATGGAGGCCCGTTGGGGTGTAAAAATCCACAGTTTTATTCTTCAGATTGTTCTGTTTTTCTATTATATAATGTTTCAGCATCATCTAACCCCTGTTTATATCCAAGAAGAAAGTTTTCTTCTGCAAGCGGATACATAAATTCTGGGAAGTCCATTGCCATGACTTCTGCAATCATGTTAACTGTGACCTCTTCTTTGTCAAACTTCTTGCCGGCGAATTCGACAAGGTAATCTTTCAGTTCGGAATCCTTTTCTACTATCATAGATAGCATAGGATTTGTGTGTATTTGCTCTTCAGTTTGTGCTACCGCACTTGGTTTTTTTTCAGACATTTTAACTCCTATTTTTTTAAAATTCTGTTGTCATAATCATCTTATTTCATGTATGGATCACTGCCGGCGGCGTGATCTGTAATATCTTCGTCAATAAAATCTTGTGTCTCTGTTGCTGTCATTTTTCTTCTAAGACCTCCGAGAAAATTTTAGCTCCTTGTATTGAGCACGGGTTCATATTTATAAAATATGAAAAACGCGATTTCGTAGTTATAGGCTTTTGTTCAACCCAATGTTTATAATAGTTACCATCAATTATCAATAAATCGTTTTTTGACATAAGTGAGTCCACACATGTTATTTCTTTTGTCACTGGATGTTCCATAAATAAGCCGCCTGTATAATCATATCCGGGGCGTGATAGCAATAATATAGCTATTATATCATCAGCAGAATCAACATGTTTGAACAAGCAATGGTGCTCTAAATCATAGTGCATAAATCTCGACCAACCTTGATATGTTTTCATTATTTCCATTGTTAGGTCTTTCCATTCAGCTTCGGTAATGGAATTTGCGACTTCTAATGAGCATGTCGTTTCTGACCGGCCAGAAAGAAATGAAAATGTCTTCATTATAAGGGGATTTGAAGCATAGTATAAAACTTTTGTTCGAATTAAACATAGTTCTCTAAAAAGCTTTGATATCGCATTATCGTCTGTATTATGTTCTGCTCCACCCAATCTTACTTCATAGAACGGCCCCATATCACCGGGAGGGCGAAGCGTACGGAGCCCGGGCACATGCGCATACGGGCCGCCGGTGAGATCACTAATGGTGCCATATCTGCAGGTATCATAGTATTCTAAAATTTGTTTTTCGTCAAAGTTTGTGAAATTATTTATTATACAATATTTTTGTTTTTCATAAGTTTTTCCAAGATTTTCAAAATTCATAGCTCGTCCTTCTTCTCCGGCTTACCCTATTAAATAGAATATAACACGAGACTATCACTTTGTAAATCTCTTTTGTCTACAGAACCTTTGATGCCAACGTTGCCAATTCAGAGCGTTCGCCCTTTCTAAACGTAACGTGTCCAGCGATTGGGAACTCTTTAAACTTCTCCACAGCATGTGCAAGACCATTTGATGTCTCGTTTACATATACGTTATCAATTTGTTCAATATCACCAGTCAATACAATTTTTGTTCCTTCTCCGATGCGTGTAATAATCGTTTTTATTTCATGCTTTGTTAAGTTTTGAGCTTCATCAATAACGATAAAGGCGTTTGCAATGGAGCGGCCGCGAATATAAGTTAAGGCTTCCAACTCAATCTTGCCTTTTTCCATGTACATCTCAAGTGAAGTTCTGTCGCCCATCAAAAACTTAAGATTGTCTTGAATCGGCATCAGCCATGGGAGCATTTTTTCTTCCATAGTACCCGGCAAAAACCCGATATCCTTGCCAAGAGGCTGCACCGGCCTGGATACAATGAGGCGTGAATAGTGATTGTTTTCGGCTCGGAGGCCGATGGTCTGTTGTAGTCCTGCTGCGATAGCCATGAGTGTCTTTCCTGACCCAGCACGACCAATCAAAGAAACAATCTTAATGTTAGGATCCAACAGCATATCGATTGCGAAGGCCTGTTCCTTGTTCCTTGCGTCTATGTTCCAATCGGGGATACTCTTATGGATTACCTTTTGCAATGGCGTGAAGTGGTCTTTAAAGCGCGCTAATGCGGATTTCTTCTCATTAGCATTAGATACCATCATGACATATTGATTTGGGCACCACACATATTCTGTTTCATCTTCTGAGATGTATATATCTTCTCCGGAGTAGTACCGATCGATTACTTGATCATCTACTGCGTGGATTACAAACCCTGTGTATAGCTCTTCCGAAGACTTAACTGCTTTTTCGGAAATGTAATCCTCAGCATCAAGACCTATGGAGTCGCAAATAACTCGCATATTGATGTCGCGACTGACAACAATAGTTTTCTTTCTCTCATATACAGACTGAATTGATTTCGCTGTGGCTATGATAGTGTGGTCAGGCAGCCGAATATCGAGATCAGGTGGAAATATTATATCCTTAAGATCGCTATAAGAGACGACCTTAAGTATACCTAAACCTTTATCTATTCTAACGCCTTTCTGAAGAGAACCCTTAGCTCTAAACTCGTCCATGAAACGTATGAACTGTCTAGCGTTAGAGCCAACTGAGTCTTGTCGCTTCTTGTGTCCGTCGACTTCTTCCAAGACTTTCAGTGGAAGAAATATATCATGATTGTCAAACTTAAATATCGCGTTAGCATCAGTTAGTAATACACTGGTGTCGAGAACATAATTTTTTTTAGCCATTTTACCCCTATGGTGTCAGAGTAAATAGTCAATACGTTTACTTTGCCGCCAAAGTCTGTAGATTCTGACGATATTTTAAGAGCGCCAACTCTTTGTGCTTGGCTTCAATCATAATATCGAATTTGTGGCCATAGTCATTAAGAGTATTGTATACAAGGTCAGAATGTGCTTGTGGTTTGATCTTGGGATTGCCGTGCTCAAGCGAGCGAGATTCTGCATAATGAACAACTGGCTTGATATCACCCCACGTAGATAAGGCAAGTTCAAGTGCTTCTTGCTCGGACTGACCGCCGGGATGAAGCATGTGGTGGTGATAGTCAAATACAATCGGAATACCGATGCGCTTGTAAACACCGTCATACAACTCCTTGGTAGAGTACAACGAAGCTTTGTCATCGTTCTCGACAGTAAGGCGTGAGCGCACATTGTCAGGCAAACGTTCGAAGTTGCGACAGAAGTTGTCGAGAGCGAACGGCTTGTCCCCATAGGCAGCACCGACATGAATATTGAGCTTGGCGTACGGAGTGCGAGGCAAACCGATAAGGTCAAATAAGTCACCGTGAACCGACAAATCAGTCTTGGTGAGTTGATATACACGCTCCTTGGGTGATGCTAGCTTGTTAAACGGCCCAGGATGCGATGTGAGACGCATTCCGTGCTTGCGGGCAAAGTTGCCCGCCCTCAGTGCCGCGGCGTGTATAGCGCCGAAATTAGGCATGTCTACAAGGTCATACTCGGAAGCCCAAGGAACAATATCGGAAGAAAGCCGATAAAAGTAAATATCGTTGGCAAGATTCCACTCAAGAATAGTGTGCAAATCGCGGAGATTTTGCAGAGCAAGCTCGGAAGCGTACTCAATACCGCGATCGTGATATGTGCGCTTGATCATAGTACGGTTAGTTGTGATGCGCTGCGACTTTGGCAGCGTGGAAAAGCCCTGGTTGATACAGGCGTAGCCTAAATGGTTCATGTTATACCCTCCTACAAGTACATATACATTATAACCGGTCAAGACCAAGCTGTCAATACTTTTTGATGATTTGCCAATCGGCTACAAAGACCATTGGCTTGGAGCCCTTTTCATATGGTACCCCGTGCTTACGCAATTTATCAACTTCTTTTTTAAGAGTTATTTGAGCATTCCAGCCGTCAACTCCGAGCTTAAGTTCAGATTGCAAGGCAATATATCTTTTTCTTAAAGTTACACAAACATTTTTGCCTGTGAAAGATTTAACAAGTACTTTATCGTTTTTCTGATATGATTTCTTCGGCTTCATAAATTTTATCTATTGCACCCGTGGTGGCTTTTGGTAGCAAAAGCACTCGAAAACAGAAAAATGCAGCTAGAAACATTGCTATGGCTAGTACTGTCATTTCTGCCGCTATTTCAAGTTTTCTATTAAGGCCCACAATAGTATATATGGGCAGAATATAAAATGGAGCGGGAGACGAGATTCGAACTCGCGACATCCACGTTGGCAACGTGGGGCTCTACCACTGAGCTACTCCCGCAAATGGCTGGGGCGACTGGATTTGAACCAATAACCTCCGGATTAACAGTCCGGCGTTCTGCCAATTGAACTACACCCCATTAGTGCGGCTTTCAACATATAGGCAAGCCGCCAACCTTTTGCTTATCTCTAAGCCTCTATGGTCAAAGTCCCGTTGTCGGTCTTTACTGAAACTTCCCAGCTTCCCAAATAGGGGCTGTGTTCAATAATGTCTGAAAGTGGAACTTTTACGTTAGCACTTAAGGTGCAAAAGCCTCTTTTATGGTCGTACTTTTCAGTTGAAGATTCAATGAAATCATACTCATAGAAGTTTTCTTCAAGTACATCCGCCAGGAAAGTTGCAAAATCACCGTCGCGTTCGTAGTTATCAAGAAGATCGTCAGCGCGAAGTTGCTCAATAATGCTGCCCCCATACTGTTGTGAGACACGCAGGCCGCGGGTTGCGATTAGGTCAGCAAAAGTGCTAACCACATCTGTCTCTGACAAGGCGTCTTCCACTTCCGTTTCATTATGAACGAAAACGTCTGTGCCCTCGCTATAGCTTAGATTTACTACCGTATCTGGTGATAGGTTGAGTGATTGTAGTTTTTGAATAATTGACATTTTTTCTCCTTTTAGTTAGTCAAGATGGCTGCCCCTCGCAGACTTGAACTGCGGACCCTCTGATTAACAGTCAGATGCTCTAACCAACTGAGCTAAGGGGCAATTGTTACTTTTCAATCCAAACAACAATATTATTGTTGCTTGATATTATATCTTTAACATTATTTTCATCGATTGTCAATGGTAATACGCATTTATTTTTTATTTTTACCGCAACAAGAGTTTTATCAGTAGCAACCCATGGCAATAATTCATAAAAACAATTTTGTTTTATTATTCCTCTGTTGGCGCTGGCATAATAAAAGTTGTTATGACCTTTTTCTGAAAAATAGCAGATTATTGGCTCTTCATTGCGTATCATTCTTTTTATCCCACAAGTAATCTGTCCAAAGATTGCTTATTTCTTCTTTGCCGATGGTCCGAAGAACGTTAGTTTGAGGTTTAAACGGTTCTCTGATTAGCTTCATCCCGGCCTGTGTTGGAGTGTTCGCACCTTTTTTCTGATTACATTTTTTACACGCTGCAACTAAGTTGAGCCAGCTATCCTTACCACCCTTACTTTTCGGTATCACATGGTCAATGGTTAAAGAGTCGTTCTCGAAATCTTTAGCACAGTATTGACATTTGTTGTTGTCTCTCCAAATTATGTTATTGCGTTTACAAGTCATTGTTTTAAACTTAAATTTAACATATCTTGTCAGCACTATAACGGCTGGTAGCCTAAACGTTTCCGATATCGACCTTATCTCTTGAGTGTGATTCTCTATTGCATAGGCCTTACCTATTAAGCACAATACCAGAGCCTCCGTAGCCTCTACAATCTCAAGAGGCCTATAAGAAGAATCCAACTTCAAAGTTTTAGTATTTGATATTGCAGGGTCCAAGAATAAAAAATCCTATTACTGAATTTAACTAGTTCTATCGCACTTGTCAAGCATTGGCTATCGGCTGGAGTGCTTAATAGTGTTCCTTTGTTGAGCAGGTTGTTGTTTTTCTTGTTCTTTTCGGAACCGGTTAACAAGGTTAGAAGAAGCGTCGGCCTTGTAATCTCCACCTACTCCCCACAGGAGTTCCACTCCCATTTCTTCGCAAACTGACTGTTCCGGCGTATTGGTTTTCCCACGATCGCCGCCATTAGCAAAGTAGTCCGGAGCATGGCGGCGAATTGCTTCACAGACAGTGCCATCGGTATCGTCTACTGAGTCAACAATAATAACACCCTTTATTGCGCTAAGAATTTCAGAACGCTTTTCAAACTCCATAAAAACAAAGCCCTTCTTTCTATGTAACCAGTTATCAGAGTTTGCCACAACAATCACATCTCCGTGTTGTGCTGCGTCTCTAATCATTCGGATGTGTCCAACATGTACCGGATCAAATCCGCCGGATACCATAACTGTTTTTTTCTTTTCTTCATTCATTTTGTTTTCTCCTTAAAGTAAATCTCTTAAAATGTAAAAATCTATTATCTCTAATGTTTCGGCTGGGCCGCTTGTTTCAAAGGCGCGGCCAGTATGCGCTAAATGTGTAAATATCTCGTAATCGTTACCATTTGGATAGCAACGATCTCCTACAAACCAAAAGTTCCAATCTGGGTTATCGAAGTGTTTCAGCGCAAACGTTTTATCCCACCCAGTTGGATAGATATCAAAAGAAGTATCTCCGCCCAGCTTCACCGTTACATCAATGTCACATCGCTCGATATCATATTTTAATTTTTTAATATAAGTGCTTCGAAGGCTGTCTTCATTATCCAAATTTTCAAAAAAGGCGCGCTGTTCTTGGTTAGCGTTTCTACCGATAGGACACCAGTTGACCATTGAAAACCGATTGTTTATAAAGTTTCCGGTTAAAGGAATCTCATATTGATGGGCTATATCATCCTGTAGCTCACATAATAGCCTCATCAGAATATGCATCTTCTCAGGAGTTAGGTATTCTTCCATATTTTCTTTCGAGAGTTGATTAAAAATTATCTCTTCATCGCCTTCTGTTATTAAGTATTCTGTACCATTACAGGGGAGCAAGTGGCAATTCTTTTTAATTATCGGATCATTGAGGGCCGGCCAAAGTTGTTCCTTGATGTATTCCAGGCCGCTACCAGTTAGGAATCCAATCTCGGCATGCCGTGCTAGCGCCCTCAGCGCTTTAAGCATTTTTGTTTTTATTGGGCGCCTAGATTCAGTAAGCGTTCCATCTACGTCAAATAAAACTAAATTGTGCATTGTTACTCCGGAGTTATACTAACATTCTTTCTTTCTGAGTATAACACAAATTTTAATCTTCTTTTAAAGAGAATAAGGACTCTTCTTTAACTGACTTGAATTTGCCCGTCTTTTCAACGTATATTCTGTAATCATAAAAGTCACCTTGTTCACAAATACTCAAAATAACAGCGCGCTGGCCATAGCCGCTTTGGGTTTTATCCATAGGAAATGGATCATAAATGACCCACTCATCAACTTTGTATTTTCTTAGCTTTATCACTGTTTACTTTCTCGACAATGTTATGTAGAACGCCCGGCGATAAATCTGCTCTGTCATAGATTTTAATAATCTTCCAGTCAACAACGCACGCAATCCTGAGGGCATATGCTATCCACTCACTACAGTACCATTTTCCTTTTCTCTTTATATGGAAGGGTAGAAATTGAGAAAGCAGCATGCCTACCCAGTCATAACCACACCCCTCTGTCTCTTTAAAAAAGTCTAATATTGTCTGCAACTGTTCACTATCAATATCTAAGGGCACAAAATCCCACTGTAGGTTATCTACTAATAACTTTCTTTTACTTTCTATTTTAGAGTTATAGAGTGGGCTGATGCTGATCCAAGTTTGGTCTGGTAGTATTAACTCTGCATGACTGTATATGCTTTTAGTCCACCATCTTATGATGTTATGAAGACGGCCGCCTTTACCTTTATAAAATGCTATCGATATCTTCATATAAGTATTTATTTTACTTTTTGTTTTTTATATGATCGTTCATGTAATTAATGTTATTTCTTTTTTCAAAAACGGTCTTTTCTACTTCTTCAGTTTCAAGATCGTATTTTTCTTTGATATCCCACAAAGCAATCTCTAAATTGTCTTTGAAATCAAATGTAGGTTCTATGGTATCTTTAATACTCTCTTTTTTTCTAAACCAGTCAAATATAAACATATTTTTCCTTTATATGGTGGAGACGGCGGGAGTCGAACCCGCGTCCAGAATAAGTCCAATTGTAGTCATTCACAAGCTTATCAGTTTTTATATCCCCTAACTGAATGGGTAGACGGCTATAATCTATCGCTTACCGTCTTGTGGCGATAGATGGTTTTGATTTTCGCAACTTATCTGTTGTTTGATTAGATTGGAAAGAAGGCTCTAATCGGCCTCCCGATTAAGCCGCTAAGCGGACAGATTCGAAGTGGTTATTGTTATTAGCAATTATTGTTTTTGAACGATTGAGGTTGTATCTTACCTGCTTGCACTATTTTTCTTTCTTACTCTGTCGAAGCCGTGGCATCCCCTTTTTTTCTTTGTTTCTTTATTATAACCCCAACTGGAGTGTGGTTTTCATTATCAAGCCATATGGTAATTTCTGTTTTGCTTTTGTGTTTTTCTGTACTTGCAAAATTAATATTCTTGGTTGCAGCACGCATGGCCGCAGACTCAGATGAGTGCTTACTGATTAAGTCACCCATGATATAATGACCATTCCACTTGTATACTCTCCACATTATAATATTTCCTCGATAGTTTGTTTGACGTATTCTTCGCTATACCCTGAATGTCCTAGGTATATTAAACCATCACGATCTAGATAAATATAGGTAGGGAATGCTCCTATAGCATAACCATTAATTCCCTGACTGTCAAACATCATTTCTCGCGAGCCTTGAAGCACTGGAGCAGAAGTAATATTGTGAGTGTCAGCCCACTCTTCAACATCAGTGCTGGTTGCTGGTATACCGGCTTCATATCCATCAATCAATATGGTGGTCACAACAACCTCACCATTGTACTCATCCTGCAAGGATTGTGTCTTGTAGCCGGCGGCTTGGCAAGGTGGACACCAACTGGTACTAAAATCTAATACTACCACCTTATCTTCTTGTTTATATAGCTGCCAAACTTCACTATTTTGATCAAGTAGTACGATGTTACATGCTTTTTCACCAATTGCTTCTTGGCTACAGTCATCATCTACAGAAATACCCAGCGGAGGTACCTCTTCTTCTATAAGTTCGGGATCAATATCATGGTCCCCCACCTTTAAATCAGCACCGCATGCCAAGAGAAGTAATAAATATATCATTTTAGTGTTACCTTGTTTTTGAATTATCGAAGAAATCATTAATTTGAAACTTCTTACTTATATTTAGAAATTCTAAATACGTTAATCCCAAAAATCTGGCCGCATCTATCTTTGAGTTGGTAGCTGAAATAGCAAATTTGAGAGAAGCCTCCTTGATTATATTAGGTAAACCTCTCCAGATATCAAATCCATATAACCTATTATTAAGGTGCCTGGATGCTAATTCAAACTTAACTGCTATTAGATCTTCAAGTGTTAGACTGTTGATTGATACTAGCGCTTGATCATTTAATTTATTTTGTTCTTTAAGTAATTTTATAATACTTTTAGATCTAGTTGTAATATTCTTTGTTTGTTCTTTCATTAATTCAATCAAGCAATTCTATCATACTATCAAGCAGAACACATTGTCAGTATAAGCAATAACTCAGATCTTGTCAAGTAAAAAAGTCAAAGTTTTTTATTCAATGCCCTTCGACGCAAGGTAATCTTTAACATACGTTTCGATTGCTTCAGCCATGCCAGTAGCATTTTGTAGTGCCGAAGCTTTTGCTTCGAAAGCTTTCGTTGACCGGTCCAGCGGCTTCATCGTCTCAAAAGCCTTCGACTGAAACTCTTCATCAATTTTGGCATCGGTATTGCCATCAGCTTTTCTAATATTTTCTATTAGGTCGTCTAATAAACTCATTATAACTCCAGTTCGATATCTTCTTCGCCAGGATCACCACCCTGACTTTGCTTGGCCATGTCGTAAGCCTGATTTGTGGGCTCTTCGACTTGGTTCGCCAGTTCTTCTTCAAACTTCTCAAAGTAAAGTTTTAAATTTGCGATAAGGTAATCATAAAACAGTTCTTGATCTTCAGGGTCCGACAGCAATTCATAAGAATCAAGAATAGAAGTTTCAATTTTCTTGTAACTTTGATAAGCCATATTGCGACCAGTTTCATCGCCTTCAACACCGGTACCGAATCCATCAAGAGGATCTTCTTCTTCAGGCTCTTCGGATGCTTTTTCTGCATCAGTCCTAATATCAATAAACTTATCGTCTGGCTCATTACCGCCAACATTGATCTCTATCTCTTCTATTGAAGCCTCAGCGGCCTCACCAGCTTGATTATTTATTCTTGCAGGTGTCAGAGAATTATCAACAGCATTCAATACATGCGCGCGATAAGACTGTCTTTGATCAGAATTTGTTGTCAAAGACTTGTAATCTGTCTCAATAATTGGTATAATCTTCTTAAGGAGTTCTTCTAAAACGTTGATGCCGGTCGATTTATTAGGAGCAGGATCTACATCTGGAGTTTGGCCTTCACTTAATTCTAGGTCCATCATCTGTTGGATGACAACTCTTAAATCATTTTCTTCATTTAGCTTTTTTTGCTTGACGTGTCTTATCAAACGTCTTATGTTCTCTCTGAGAACTTTCTCTTCTTGGTTCATTATACAATGCCTCTTTCACTAATTAGTCTTAAAACCTCATCAACGATATTTAAATCAATATTTTCTTGTCTGATAATTGTGTCTTGCTGCGCTTTCTCGCGCTTTTTACCCGACGTAAATCCCAAAGGGCCCGAGAACCCTCCCACAGCGCCACCACCCATAGCGGATGTTTCTTCTACAGCACCAATACCAAGTATACCTAATACAGCGTCGACATTTTCTCCGCCAACAAAGTCTTCTAACATTTTACGAGCTACATCGCTCTTAGTGGCCTCTACCAATACGAATCTAAAATCACTAGCGTGGAATTGGCCGGGAGGTTTCCCCTTCTTCACGCTTGGCATATTGTTATATAAGTCAGAGCCTTTTTCAGCCTCCACTGCTAATAACTTCATATATCCCCCAGAGTGTTGCGATGGTTCAACCGCGGTTTCTTCTGGACTTAATAATTCAAGATCTCCGGCTTCACCACCACCAACATATTTTTCGGCCCCTTTCCAACGCCCTGCATCACCGTCCTTAGTGCTGGCACCAAGAATAATCTTGCTCCCCGGGCGAATGGGCGATATGCTGGGTTCGACTTTTGTAGAAGCCGCCTCTCTTTCACTTGGCGATCCCGCAATTGCATATGCTGCACTAATCGGTGAACGAACAGCAGAGTCATCGTATAATCCGATTTTGACATTTCCAAGATCTTGTGCTAATAAATTCCAAATTTGTAAAGAATCATCAGTAGATATTGGTTTTCCATTTGGGAGAGTCCGGCTGTTATTTAATGGTACAGAAACTAACACGATTACTTCATCTGCCTTACTAGCGTACTTTCGTACCATATCTAGATGCCCCTTGTGAGGTGGCTTAAATGCGCCCGGAACAATGGCTACAGTCTTGGGATAGCCGGCATCCACTACAGGATCATCCGATTCATCGTCTACAATATCTAACTCTATCTCTTCTTCGTCTTCAGTCATCCCAGAGCGCCTCGCGCGACCGATGATTTGATTGGCCATGGCAAAAGCACCAGTCAATTTATAAATCTTATCAGAACCCGGTGGATATTCAAATACCACCCCTTCCATAGAAGAAGCGAGATTTTCAATATCTCCCAGTTTCGCCAACTGAACATCAATAAGTGCGCCCATCTTTTCATCGCCAGATGCTTGAAGATTTTTAAGATAAGCAATCGACTGTTCTAGTTCGGCTCTCATGCGCGCAACCTCTTGGTCATTGTCGCTGACAAAGTAACTCTTTACTCCACGAAGTACTTCGATGGCAAAGTCGCTAATAGCAACCTCAAGAGGCTTTAAAACACCGGCTATGTATTTTCTAGATTTAGTTTTGGAACCAAGATTTGAAACTGTAGCCTGCAGTTCTTTCGGGAGACCTTTTTTGAGACCAACCACATTAATTCCACGCTCCTTGGCCTCTTCAGGATTCAACATCAACAGGACCAATTTGTCCGTGATATCAGACGGCAAGCCTACTTGCTCGCCATAACCTCTGACTACTTGTTCTATATAATCGCCCAAAGTGGCTTCCATGCCAACAGGTGCAGCAAATGATTCAATCTTTGTTGTCACATCTTCTAGCGCAGAACCATCAGCAATATTCTTGAGAGCAACAAGCTTAGGGCCATTTACAGCCCACTCTTCTTCTCCGACTTTTTCGGAAGCTCCATCAATAAGATTATCTAGTTTAATAAATTTCTGTTTAGTTATTTGTCTCATTTCTGGAGACTCTTCTTCACTTCCAAAATATTGCAATCCATGCAAGACGATGTTGGGCGAGGAATATAAAATAATGTTAGGATTGTTAGGGTACATTATTTCCATATTAACGTACCTCTGGCCGTCTGCAAAGATAGCCTCTAGGTCTTCTGGGCTAAGCTTGCGCAAAGCCGCTGAGACGGCTTTAAAACCGTTTGTAAAGGCATTCTCTGCTGGGTGGCCGGCCCACTTGCTGATATATTCGTCAGTGGTCATCCCACCCTTCTTAATATCTCCACTATTCCGCGCGGTCTTTATCTCTCCGGCTGAATCAACAGTTAAGAATAAATTCTGACCATCGACTTTTTCGGTAGCATTTGTAATTTCTGCATTAGCAACCTGACTGAGGATACTGACAATCTCGTTAAAGGTTAAATCAGTATCCTCAGATAAGTGTGCCATATGTCCAGCTACACCGCCCATTATTCAGTGTCCTTGGATTCTTCTATTATATTTAATTTTTCCTGTAGAACAGACATATCATTTTCCATTCTACGTGCAAATCTTTTGACTTCACGTAGATGAGTCTTCGCAAGTTGAAGTCTTCTCTTTTCAGTGATAGTTCTTGGTTTAAGATTGGAAATTATTTCCTGGAGACCTTGAATATAGGTAAAGATGTTTTTTTCATCAAGACTTTCATTAAGAAAATCGCTCCATTGTGAATTTAATGACATGTGTTGTTCCTTTGTAAAATATTGTAGTAATAAAAGTTTTTTAACAAAGCGCGATTGCGATTTCTTAAGTTCAATTTTTATACTTACCGGTCATTGGTTTAGCCTCTAAGGTGTTTGCGAAGCATTTTGGCAATTGCCTCTTGAAGGTGTTCTTTCTTCAAGAATGCAGGTACCTCGTCTTCAGTGTCGCCATCACCGTCAGCATCGTCGGCGTCCTTCTTCATAGGCATTTCGCCCTCTTCTTGAACTTCAGCTTCGTCCAACTCTTCCTTATCCGCATCTTCATCGTCGCCTTCGGATTCCTCCATTGGCCTAGTCCTATCCGGCTGAATCCGATCACTCTTTTGTCGAACCGGATCCGCACGACCTGAGCCGCCTTCTTCTTGCACTTCTGCATCAGCGGATTCGTCGACGTCAGCAATTTCTTCCTGAACCTCACCGGTACCGTTGAACTCGTCAAACTCTTGCAGAGTGTTGAATTTAAATCCCCACGCCTCTGCTAATAAACCTCTCACCTCTTTGTTTTTCCAATCTTTTATAGACATCTTTTTATCTCCTTTTTGTAGATGTTCGTATTTGATAGTATATTTTACACTATCTTCCCAGTCTCTAAAGCACATATTTCCTTTTTCATATGCTTCACGCTCCATTTCCCGAAGGTGCTCATCATTCTGAGCATACCCTTCTTCCATTTCGTCGATATTGTTAAAATCACCACGACAATTTTGTGTGTGATGTACCAACTCATGTGATAAAGAGCGCATAATATCTTTTGGATGCCTGTTAGTAATGTATAGTGTAACTGAATTCTCTTGCGGATCATAGAACGCAGTACGGCCGAGTGGGTCGCTAGCGTTTGACGCGTCTTTCTTCAAGAATAGTCTAGGGGGATTTTTAAACCCCATCTTCTCTTGTGCAAAAGGCATAAAATCCTTGACGAGTGATTCAATAGTATCAATCATTAACAAACATCCAAGTAAAATACAATGTAATTAGTTTTTATTTCTCTTAATGGTGGGTTAAACCGTAAATCTATAGTTTATTGACCAATTTAAGTGTTAAAGTGAAGAACTCTAGCTCGGCGTGTTGCTCGTTAATCGGCTTGACTTTAGATACAGAAATTATTCTATTTGCCTTGATTTGGTTTTCAATGCTTAGCAGCACACCATATTGTGGAACCCAGTCATTGTATTGTTCACTCCAGGTGGTCCACTCAACGATATCCCCAATTTCAAAATTCTCACCAGTCAGTTCTCCGAACTTTTTTTTGTCACTTATAGTCATAATAGCGTACGATCCACGAACATACACCCTTCTTGAGAAAAAGATTGGCCGCCTCTTGTGCGTCTTTTTCGCTATGAAATGGTCCTACGTCCGAGACCTTATTATTCGACGGGTTGTGCTTGCGCACAATAAATGTCTTCTTTTTACCTTCCACACCATATATAGGCTATTTTTTAAATTTCCTAGAGCAAATGGGAAGTGTTTTCGGTTTTGTTTACAACCAATAGAGTAAGTAGTGAAATAACAGTCATTTCAAATCCAAAAAAGTTGTATATAAACAAGACAGCTATTAAGGATAATAACGTTTTCCAAAATTTATTAAATTTAAAAAGCATCAATCAAACTCCGTGCAAATTAACTCATCAAAATCAATCTCTACTAGTTTACCACAACTTGTGTAAATTAAAACCCTATTTAAATGATTGGGATTCTCATCAAGCATATATGCCTTCTGGCCGCGGTCTATTTTGATATATGCACGCGTACCATATTCATAACAATATAGAATACCCGGGCCAGTGATGCCATATTCAGGCAGAAGTATGTCATCTTCGTCAGTCATACCTTTTATCTGTCTCATAATCTGAGCAGCAGTTTGTTTTATCAATTCGAGATCACGCGCCATTAAAGTAACTAGGCTGCCATCTACTTGTTTTTTTTCTAATCGCTGGACCGTGTACAATATTGTAATATTCTTGTTAATCTGACAAAAAATTAAAATATTTCTAGGGCAATTGCCACGGCAATTCCCATAAATGCCTGCACTACCATAAAGGCGGTTATGGCTTTTGTTTTAAATTCTTTTAACTCTTCAATTTCTTCAAACTTTATTTGCAGTTGAGTTGGTGAAGCTACTTCATCAATTTTTTCTTTCCATGCTTTAATATCTTGAACTCGATCTTCTTTGGCTTTCAATTCTGTAAGCTGGCTCTTTACATCTTGCAATTCAGTACGTAGGCTGTCGATCCCTGTAGCCATCGTTTCTAATTGCTGTAAAACTAACTTTGAATAAGTTTCCCATCCCTGGTTGCTATTTTGCATAACATATTCTCCATATTTAAATAGTCTTTGAAAGCTTACAAATTTATATTAATTTTCTTGGACTATATTTTCCGCAATATCTTCCGCGTATTTTACTTTTCTAGCCCTAATTTTAATCTCCGGATAGCGATCGGAGAGAGCTTCAACAGCATCAACGTTTTTACCAGAGTCATCAAAAAACAAAACGTCTGTTGCACCGTTTTCGATTCGGTTGGCTATCCATGCAGCCTTATCAGCAGGATCTGAACTGCCTAAAAGCTCAAACGTAATTTTTGAAGTGTCTAGGCCTATGCTTTCAAGATAATCACGTATTGGACCTTCTGCTTCTCTTGCCCGGGCAGTCAGGATGGCAATTTCTCTGCCTTCAGTCCCAGCATTGAGTGCATTGCGAACAATATTTGTGATTTGTTTAATTTCTCTCGGATTGATAACTTCATCAAACTCAGAAAAATTGTATTCATAGTCTGGGTTAACTTTGTGGGTAGCATACTCTGTCGGCGTCATCGTAATCTTCTCACCTGTGTCGGTGGTAATATAAATGTTGGAATCTGATTTCGCAATTGTGTCGTCAAAGTCAAACACACGGAGTTTTGATTCGTTTATGTACTCTCGCCAATTTTCAAGTAGGAGTTTCATTATTGTCCGTATCCTTTTGGTCGTTTTTCCCAAGTTGGAATACCTGATCCTCCGTCTGCATCTGAAGTTAGTGTTCCGTCTTTTCCATAAGGACCATAATCTTTTACAGTATTTCCTTTGCCTTCATTAAATTTCCAATATCCTACAAGACCACTATTGTCACTATGGTCGTAATTAGTTCCACCATTATATACTTCGTTAGCAAAAGTACCATCTTCATCAATTTCTGTATTATAGATAGCTACTTCACTAAGACTACAAGCCCAACCCTGATTATATGGATTATCAAGATCTTGATAAGCACTACGACCTCCGAAGTAAAGATAGCTTGCAGCATTAACGGGATCATCACAGCCAACAGCACAATTCTGTTTACCCGGAATCCAATTGGCTGTCCCCATGCCACCACCAGAAGCTCCAGTTTTTAATATTTCAGTTCCATTTAAATATACCCTTACTTGTCTATCACCACCGATGGTTCCATGATCATCGCCACCATATGTTACTACAAAATTATACCAAGTACCTACTTCAAATCCGATAGACCCATCATTGTTATCTTTATCTGCTGCACCAATACCAACCTTAATCTTATTTTGATTTTTAATACCAAATTCAAATCTACCATCACTTTGAGACCTTTTACCAAAAGCAAAAAAGACATCACCAGTTGTTTCAAGTGGCTTAACCCAATAAGAAACAGTAAATCCACGATTAAGTCCAGTTCCTTCCCCATCATATGAATCAGGATTGAACGTAGTTGATACATAATCTAATCTTGCACCAGCAGCCGTATCGCCTGTAAATGTTAAGACATAATTTACGTCACGTGTAGATTTTCTCCTTCCGCCCGTTCCCCTACGCCGTTTTACAATCAGGTTATCGCGCTTAAACATTTCCATCGCCCGCTCAAAATCTAATTCAGCGAGCCTTAGATTAAGGGGAACAGCCAGCCAACTCTCCCAATCAAGCTCCTGAAGGGTGGGTTCACGATTTTGGATTATATTTCTTATTTCTTCAAGCTCATCATCCTTTTGGCGCCGATTCTTTATCTGAGTCATCAAGACATCAAACTGTTTATCCCATTTTTGGTCTGCTATTTTTTGTTTTCTTTGGATGTGTTTCTGACGAAGGCGTTCGTCTTCGCGCTGCTCCGTGAGAAGTCTTTTCTGTGTTGTGATTTCTTCTTGCTCGCGAAGTTCAGCTTCTAATTTAGCAACACGCTGGGCCTCTTTCTCATCTTCTAGTTCGGCTTCTTTTGCCCACTTCCTTTTCAACTTTTCTTGTTTGCGCCTTATCTGTTCTATAGTTAACATTTACATCCATCGCCAATTTTCAAGTAGGAGTTTCATTTTATTTCATTCACCGATTTGTCCATTTCATCGTCAAAGTCCGTGCGTAGCTTAATCATAGGATTAAATTTAGCATGTTTTCGCTCTAAAAGCAAGGATCCTTGTGGTTTTACTAACTCACCATCAATTTCAACACCTTCAAAATCGATTTCTGTTCGTTGTTTGTAGACAACTTTGGGCTCTTCTTTTTTATCGTCGGCATATGCAACACCGGAGAGTAGAAAGATTATTATATACTTCATTTTATATATTCCTCATCAAATAAGTAGTTTAGTTATCGTAGGTCTCGTCAGTTTTATCACCAATAAGCGTCTTGGCCCGAAGCATATCTTGGGGGTCCACTTCTTTAAGAATGACACTACCTGTTTTGGGTTCGAAGTACATGCCGATTAAATCTCCCTTGGAGACATTCGCTATTTCTTCTTCAGTTAATGTTATCTGGCCACCATTTTTTTTAACAAGAATCGTAAGAAGACTAAAAAGGTAATCAGGATCTTGTAGGTATTTACTCATCTTCCTAAAAATCCTTTCCAAGTTTTAACTATACTTTCGTTTGTTTGCATATGCGATGGTTGGCGAGAATTGACAAACTGAGCCAACACTCTGTTGAACACCACGTTAAGGTTGTCTTCGTCGTCCATCTCGCCCTCTACAAGCTCTTTGAATAACCCAACCATAATATTGGGTTCATCGGCGTTAATCGAGAATATAGCGGTATATTTAGCCTCTCCAGCGTGTTCCACTGTTGTGGCGTTCATTTGTAAGTAATATTGTGTGTTCTCTTCTTTTCTTGGCGCATCTAAGAGTTGTTTTCTCAATTCAATTTTAAAGTCGCGAGAATCAAGAATCTTCATAAGCACTTCCATACCTAATCCTAAATCTTCTGGATCGTAATAGTGAGAGTATCGTGCGGTAGATTCGTATGAGTCGTCATAATCGCCGTCAGTCTCAACATCCCACTCGTAAGATGAGACCTCACCATCTTCAATTTCTCTGGCTAGTTTAATATAGGCACCACCCTCCATCTGTCCTTCTCGCTTGAAGTACTGTGTAAGAATCTCTTCCCAAGCATCACGAGCATCATCGATCTTAGTATCAATATTTTGCCCGGCGTCATTAAGTTCGGATGACATGACCATGTACTTCCCACCATAAATCTCAGGATGCTCAAAGTTAATAGGAATAGATAAGTGTATTTCTTCGCGGATCCTGCGGATTGTGGGAGTATCGTGTTTCGAAGGCACAAATATATCACCATAGCCGTTTCGTTCATTTAATTCATCAACAGAGTTCCACACAACTTCTTCTGCATTGCTCGGCAGTCTTATCCACTCATCAATTGGCCATCTAGCAACAAATTGAGCAGTGGGTTTAATATAAACGCTATCGGCGCCGTCTTCGAGCACTTCATAATCAAGAAATGTCTGAGCATATCTTTCCATCCAATAATTTGTCACATCTTCACATTCGCCTTCCATCATTGCTTTTATATCACCGATTAAATTTGCATCTAGATTATTTTCGGTGTCTTTGTTCTGGCGCATTGCACCAGCAAATTCAATATTTTTGTCACCCAGCAACTGCTTCATCAAAATAGCTCTGCCTGATGCGTCAGCAGTATCTTCATAAGAACCACCAAAAATTATAAATTTACTTAAATCAATCTTATCACCCTCTTTAGGCATGTTTTGGATGACTTCTTCTTGGTTTGATCTTGCCCAATCAGTAACTTGATTAGTTAAGCCGGGAATATCAGCACCATAGATTTTTTTCTCCGGCATCCCAACATCTTGTCCATCGTCCCAACGCTTTGGAGGCTCATCACCTTCATAATATCTAACATGACGGACACGAATTCTAGAAACTGGCTCAATATCAAATCCAGCGCCTCCATATCTTGCATTGTCGGCAAATATCTCACCTTCTTGGATTTCTTGCTCTGCACTGTCTATATTGCCCGTATTTGTGTTTGTAAGCAGTTCTTCTGTCTCCACCACATAGGCAACCGCCCCATGCCCTTGAGCCTCGGCTACAGCGCACTTATAGTACGATTGATAGGCACTTGCACGGCTAGGTGGAGTGTGACAAGAGGTAATCTCGTCAAAATCGCTCATTCTGAGCACATCTATTGGATGTCGAGTGATAATAATGGAAAATTTGTCATTATCGATGTTATTTATCTCTTTTTTGATATATCCGGCGTTCTTTTTCCAATATTCGCCGTATTGAGTGGCTAAATCGGTTAAGTCGTAACCTGCAGGCCCTGCAACGCCCGGATTTACGATATATAAGTAAATTTGGCCAGTAATCCTGTCGAAATTCTCTAATTCCTTCTCATCGAGTGCAGCTTTGCGCAATTGCTTTGTAGCATCGTATGGACGATTGGCTGGTCTGCCATTTGGTCCTTTATAATCAATAGCAGCCAAGTGGTCATAGACTTTTTGGTATAATACGTCTCTTCTTCGACTTAAATCAGTCAATTTAGAGAAAAGCTTGCCAATTTTCATCTGAATTTTCTTGGTTTTCTTCTTGACGGGCTGATCACCCAAAGTATTGAAGATATCGCTGGCTGTGCGTAAATCTCGCTCGGCATACACCATGCCTTTCTCCCAATCTACGTCATATTCTTGAGATCTGAAAAATTTTGCGAACTTTCCAAGCTCTGTAGACGGATCAGTGGTTGGAAATGGTATAACAGCGCGCATTTTACCACTGAAAAGGTCATTTAGGGGCAAATTAGCTGGATCTAAGTCCTCCAAGACGTCTTCTAGTACTCTCATCTCGTCTTCGGTGACTTCTCGGAGCACTTTTTCGGGTTTTTTGCTGGAAATATCCAAATTTTCTAGCAATTTTGCTGTTTTTAACAGGATTTCTTCATCATTTATCATTTTTTGTCCATTCACAATATTCACAGATCATTTCATCTGTCAATGGCATACCACAATTGGGGCATTTTTCATATTTTACCATAAAAAACATAGTTTTTATTCCTTCATTGATTTGGAACCACGGCATTTCCACTTTTTACGGGATAATGCATTGGCACATGGGGGGTTTTTACACTTTTTAATCTTCGCGGAGCGCGCACAGTAAGCATCACCCTTCTTTGTGCCGGGTCTAATGCGGTCACCGCCGCCTTTTGCTTGTCCTTTCTGCCCATAAGAGCGACATTTGCCGTCTACACGCTTAGCAAAGCGTTTTCCTTTGGAGGGTTTACACGCTTTTTTAGCTTTTTCAGCTAAAACTTGAACCAATTCGTCTTCAATCATCATTCGTAAAGACTCTTTCTTAGAATTACCCCAGTTTTCGGCTCCAGCCTTGCGACATTGAACCAACCTACCAGATGCATAGGCAGAAGGCCACTCTTTTGAGTTCGCTTTTACTTTGTGGTAGCATGCGTCTTTTTTTCCTTCCTCTTCATCAAGAGTTTTAAGGTCAGTGTTTTCTTGCACACCATATGTTTTACAAGGATCTTGGCCACAGCCACAGTTCTTTTTGCCCTCTTTTAACTCATCATCGTCTGTCTCGTCAAGAATCTTCTGTATTCTGGCAGCTTGACTGGCATGCATCTTTGACGCGCCCTCAAGTTCTCCTACGATTGTCTTGAGTTCTTCTTCGTGTTCTTTCGAGTGGGACTCGGCTATAACAGCTTCTAACTCTTCACGGATAATCTTCTCTAAATTCATATACAATTCCTCATTTTTAAATCCTTTGCAAGCACCTGGGGTAGGTCTACATCGTGGTTTTTTTGATCTTGTCTCGCCGTCAGAACGTCCGCAAGGTTTACACTTCCCATCACGGCAAGTATTACAGTCAATCCAGCCGCCTTTTTTACCAGGGGCGCCTTTGCGCTTAAACCAATCACCCAAATTCTTCTCTGAACTTGGTTTTTTAGTTAATTTGCGCTTCTTTTCTTCAAGAGATTCGTATAGATCATTCATTTTTAGACATTTCCAAAGCTTTCTCCAATAAATAGATCGGTATTTCGCTATTAGCTATGTCTTTTATCTCTTCAATTGTGGCCCACACGTAACTATCGTGTTCAATTTCGCCTGTAATTGGATTAGGGATGCTAACATTTACCTTACCCCTCCACCTGTTTGCTAAAAAATAATATTTTTGTGGCTTGGGTTCACCTAGGTATATTAAATCTTCCACAAAACACTCTAAGTTAGTCTCTTCTTTTAGTTCTCTAATCGCTCCTGACTCAACGCTGCGGTCTTTTTCGTCTATATGGCCGCCAGGTATGGTCCATTGTCCACCGCGTTTATCAATATTCGACCGTCGAATGATTAAAAATCTGTTTTTATCAATACAAATGACAATTCCAGCATCCCGTTCCCTGTTTGAGACAGTGTATGTATCCCATTTCGAAGTCATCTACAGGCTTTTGGTAATCTCGCAGGGATTTTTGAGACCATGCTGCATGCATTCTTAAGTACTACCTTCATAGATACACGCTGAATCGGGACAACCCATACTAAATTTTCTTGAACCTGCATACCAGGATAATATTCAACGTCAACACCATATAAAATGCCTACGATTTCTCCACTTGGAGAGTAAACCACAGAGCCGGAACAGCCGAACCATCCGTAAGTGTTCAATATGATTTGTAGCCCTACCCCCTGTTTATCTTCATAACCAGCGACGGTACCACCGAAAGTCATAAGCTGATGGCTAGAAGGGTACCCAGAATAAGTGATGTCAGTACCCACCTCCGCAATTCGTACTTGGGGATCCCATTTCATGGGGGTGATTGTTGTAAATTTCTTTTCTATCAACAGCACAGCCATATCCGCATCGGCGTCAGACCATACCAAAGTGGCTAAACGGTTTTCACTTCCTTTCAATACTTGATATTTGGTTCCGCGGACACCATCACTAACATGCTGAGCCGTAAAAATAAAATACATGTCCTTATATTGTATATAAGAGCCGCTTCCGTGCCCGCCACCTGATGTCATAACTCTGACAGAGGCATCTCGGACTCTTTTTTGAACCATACTCATGGCAGAGTTAATCTGCTCAATCGGCATCGGTATTATGGCATCAGAGTCTGTGCTGGCACTTGCACTAATATTAAAATTTAACAAAAATGCCGCTATTAAAAGTAGAAACCTCATCATTATCCCTCCAAGGATTAAATTCAACTACCTGTATCTGTCTCGATATATCTATAGCCAACCTCAACTAGTTGCCCGGCAGTGGGAACAACCGTGAATTTGACGGTGTTGTCGGTGGCAGAGTATGTCCACCCATAGGCGCTCAAGGCGCCGTCTATAAAGACTCTAATGGAATCAACTACGGGGGTGTGAGTCAAAGTGATGCTTTCATAGGGCTCAATCGAATGAGTGGCATCTGTCACCCCAGGAGACCAATCTTCGTCACATATGTCAATAGCGATTCCACCAAGTATCGATGTGGCTTCCATATATCTGTCACCAACGTCAATTGGACTTGGTGGGAACGTACACATTGATATGTCGGCCGGCTGATTAACGATACTGGCCATGAACACGGCCCCTCCGCGTTGTACAGAATACCAACTTAAGAAATTTGATACATATGGGTACTCAACATAACTTTGTTCTTCTTCATCAGAGACGAAGACAACGAGCAGCCCAGCATCCGGACGCATCCACGTCGAGGAATATGGATTATTGATTATATATTCATAAACAGAATTAAAGCCCTCTTCCCACGGGCCCATGGGCAAAGTATTAAGCATATTCTCTGCATCGGTTATATCGTCACCAGGAACCAAAGGAAACTCTGTACTTGCAATTGAGTCTGTTGGATCCGCGCTTATGATTACCAATCTCCAATCAGACGCCGGGAGCGCTAGCATCATCGCTTCAATGCCCGCCAACAAGGCGGCATCAAATCGGTTCATCGATCCAGACTTATCGATAACCCACAGAATGTCAATCCCATCGATGGTGCCGACTTGGGTAAAAGAGTCTACCCACACCTCACCATTCTCAGCGGGCACTTCTACTTCAATATACACCGGAACTTCAACTTCTTGGATTACCGTTACCGGGTCAGAGGGTACTTCAACATAGACAGTCTCTGTTTCTCCGGGCTTTATAATGGCGTAGTCGGGTTGCAGGCAGGCTATAGCGCACAACATCATAAGTAAAAACGTCTTCATTACAAGGATAAATATACGCCAAGATTTATTTCAGCCATAAATAACATTATTTTGCACCCGGCGCACCCCCAATGCGGCCAACGTAAAGTCGAAATTTTTTTATTTTTCTTTTCTACTTTTCCCTAAAATTTTTCCTCTTATTCAGGGTCATTCGTTCTAAATAAATCATACAAACCGACCACAATCGATATCTTAAGGCCTTCTTCTTCCATTTGTATAGCAACAGGCGCATAACTATCATAGCCGGTCTCCTTGGTCCAGTGGATGGTCCAGAAATACACATCATCGTCTTCTATACTAATGCGCCGAACATGGTCGACCAAGATTCCGACATTGCCACAGCCAGTATCGACGATTAAATCGCCAATAGTTAACTTCATTTGTTCACATTCTTCGCGTAGAGTGTTTGCCATGCATCTCTAAGTATCACTAAGGATGATTATAATGTCCGCTTTAATCAGATTAATCAAGCCCGATTCGGATATGCGTTCCATGCCAGGCCTTGACCACACGATCTCCCAGATCCATACTTTAAAGTGGTCGTGGGTGCCGTGCACGTATGACGGATAGTACATTCCCTCATAGGACCAGAATCGTCGAATGAGTATACCAATAGACTTGGTATCGACGTCATACAAGAATATACCGGGCTTAAGGTCCACACCTTAACTAGGCGGCTTATAGTTTTAACCAGCCCGGGCGACGATTAGCACAATCCTTGATCACTTGGTTGGATTCTTTCGCAGTGGCGGCGGTGCACTGGGTTACTGGAGCATATACGGTATTCACGTCGACAGTGTCACCCACCTTTACCAGATCCTGTGTGGTAATAGAAGTGATCTTGTCTCGCGCTTTTAGCTTTCCAGTATCAGCGGTACTCACAGCAGTAATGCCCAACAAGAGCATGCCTATAATATTTACTTTAATCATTTAGGTTAACCTTTTCACTCAGTGAGTGTTTAAATAGTGTACTCTATACTTTAATACGATCTATTATGTATGGATGGTGCACGGACATGTCTTTGTACAACTTCTTCAAGATTTTCTTGGATATATCACCGATATCGTCCTTGATGTCCTTCGACTTGATCGCTTTTGCAACTTCGTCCTCTACCATCGCCTTTAGTTCTTTCTTAATCATGCGTTCAATCTCGTTACGATCGGATTTAGTTATCTCTTCGACGATTATTGTGCGCAATCTTTGTTTACTGATTTTCATGGTTTATTTTCTGCCTGCTGTAATTAGGTTCATTTTCCGGAAGATGCCAATTTTAGATGCGTTCTTGGGATTGTCTGTACGATTCCTGCACGCAACCACATTATACGGTAGATTATCGGCCTTGTACGGGATGCTAACGACTTTAAATGACGTCGAACGTCGTTAAGGTCTCCCTCAAAGTTAACGTCTATCTCCAATATAATACCGAAGTCTCCATAATCGATTGGGTATGTGATGTGTATGTGCGGCGTTGGATTGAACGGTGTATACTGCACCAAGTCCCCAACCTGCAAATCATTATCGACACACGGCGCCTCAACTTTTCTCATGTAATATATATGCGCTACGTGCTTAAATTAAAACGTATACTTTCTCATCTTTGTTATTGTATGCACCCATATCCTTTCCTTTACTCCGTCGTGTGGGTACCTAACCCAATAGATGCGCATCATGTTCATGGAAGGATACACCTCGTCATCGTCTTTGTCATACAAGTCAATGATGATGGCTAGGCCCCCATGACATGCGCATGTGACCAAGTCTCCAACCTTGAACGGATGCTCGGGTGCGTGCTTGAATAAATCGCTATAGCTCACGTCTTAACTATGCTAGTGGCTATATTCTCCGGGTTTATATTTGGGAAATTTTTGGGCGCGATCGAGAAGGTACTTAGTCGCTCTCACAGGCATATCGCATGCAATGGCACATACATCCCGGGTAGGGGGGTAGGGGGGTGGTCCCTCCTGTCAAGTTCTTGTCAAATCATTTGTCAGGTTTGTTTGCATATATATGACACACGCAGTCTTTAATCACACTACTGTATACGTATAAGATAACAGGAGCAAAGCACACGATGATAGTTCCCTTTGTAAGTATATTATTTAGTAGTAGTCTCGCGGACATTCTATTACGCTTCAGCAATCTCTGACGATACAAACAGTTCTGTATTATTCATATAGTTAATACTTCTTATTGTCTCGGCATTCATCTGTAACCATCGCGCGCCTGCCGCAGTTACTTGCACACGTCTGCCGAAGTCGCTGACAGTCTCACCGTTCTCTATCAATCCATATAGGATAAGCATATCAATCGCTGCTGTGGCATCGGCCGCAAACATATCGCACTTCAGTGCTAGCTCTTCAACTGACCAGTCTGTGAATGTTGGTAGCCAGCCCTCGATATAATGTAATATACTTATCTCGGCCTTATCTAACTTAACGCTGATGCTGCCGTCAGCAATTGTAAATATCGTGTTAGAATCCATATATAGTGTGTCCTTCCTTAGATCCACCGGGATCCGTTAAAGATTTGACTAGGCAGACACTACGGGTAGTGTGTCGTATGTAGTGTCATACCGCCATAAGCAGGTAAAGCATGGCCGTCCACATGACAGCGCCAAGCGCATCGTATACTTTCATCTCGGTTGTGTAGGTCATTGTCTTTCTCCTTCCTATGCTTATAATATAGCACGATGGGGTGTGGTTGTCAAGCTGTCGCATGTCAAATAAATGTGAGGGGCGTAAGTGGTTGGAATCGTTGGTGATACACGGTGTTGTAAGTCCTTGGATACATTGAGGATTGCTGTCACATGCACTCACACCTTGACAAATGGCGATAGAGTGACTATGTACTAAGATCCAACCACATACAGAACACATTTAACAACACAATATAATACATTCAATCACACTCTCCCACATTACTAAGTAATTGTCTGACACCATAAGCCACTTTATACCTATACTACCACTTTACTATACAATCCTTCTACTACAGGTACAGCTATTAACTGTATACATTTAAGAGAGTTATTATATACTGTATAGTTATTCTCATCCTTATCCACTACTACACATACAGCTTTGGGTTTAGATGATACTTGTTTTCTTTTTACTAACTCTCCAGCCTTAAACATTCTTGCTCTCCAGTTCTTCGGCTTGTTCAGTCATCTTGGCTAAGTCGGAGGCTGTTAGCTTTCTTTCTTTATGCCTCTTGTTCTGTTCTCGGATCAGTTTATTGTATCGCTTCTTTTCGTACTTGTTGACGTGCAGGTTTTCTATTCCTATCGCTCTCATCTTCTGGGCCATTCTTCTTACATTGGCTTCGGAGCAACCGGCCGCATCACATCGAGAGTCGGCGCGTGTCAGCACTACCTCTTTGAAGTCAAGGCGGCCGTCAATCATCTTTAGAATTGTCTGGGATACATAATGTTTCATAATAAATGTAGAGTCTTTGTTTATGGTCGCGCTCTACTCGACTTAGTTGTTTTGGCTTCTATGTTTATAAGGCTGGCGGCTCTCCTATTATTCCAGCGCGTTTATCATGAGGGTGGCTAGTCCTCTTATAGCCGTTATTGTCGGATCTTCATTATCTTTAACCTCAAGGGTTAGGGTTGGACATCTTACTCTGCGACATATACAGGCCCGTCGCAGCACTCGGCACTATGGAGTTGGGGGTTTTCATTTTCTTTACTTTACCTCTCGCGCTTTGCGCTTTACGGGTTAGGTGTGATTAGATGCCTTCGCCAGCAGCGAGCGCAGCAAGATCAGCCTTCTCTTCATCGCTAAGATGTTCCTTGGCTTTGTTGCGGAGGCTAGCCGCGCTCATCTTGGTGGGTACTTTATACTCACCGTTGCAGCCATCAGCAAAGCCTTGTGCGCCTTCCTGCGTTGGGTAGTCGATGATCGCTTGCTTGCCTTGCGTTGTGGAGTTGCGGAAGACGCGCCACATTTGAGGACCAACCTGCTCGACGGTCCAGCCTGTCAGTTGTTTCCGCGTTGGAGGCGCTGGCTGTGGCTTATACGCTTTCTTGCGTGAAGACCCGATCTCAATGTTGCAGATCATTGGGTTAGGTTTGAAGGTCAGGCTGTCGTTTGTTTTTGCTTGAGGCATTGATATATCTCCTTACTTGATATACTATATTATACACTAAAAATGGGCTGGAGTCAACAACTAAGTTGTCAAGGAAATGTCAGGGACTAGTCAACAGACTCGACACAACACGTATCTTCATCACCTACATTTTCGATAATGTCACCGTTCCAATCCTCATCCTCTTCGATCTCCTCAACAAGTTGTTTCTGAAACTCAATCAGGCGATCGAGCAGTTCCGAAGCATCGGCGTTGCGGGCGGTAATGTCAAAAGTCAGTCGGTAGGTCATAGTCTTTTTTCCTTGTTTGGTATAACCATTATACCAGAAATAGAGGGCTAAGTCAACAACTAAGTTGTCAAGAGAATGTCAGACAGTTTGTGACAAGAGGATAAGGCCGGCGAGCATCAGCGCATCGAACTTGGCCAGCAGGCGAACCACCTCAGGCGATACTGAGTGAAGAGCGAGAGGGTGGAGGCTGTTGTTTCCGCGAAGTTTCATAGTGTTCTTTCCTTTCTATACATATAATATAACCCGTTGAGAGGTAAAAGCAAGCAAGATCGTGTCAGGGAAATGTCAAGAAGCCAACTCAAGATCGCGTTCTGGAAATGTCGGGTATCCGAATCTTTTACTGTTTGAGTTGTCGCCGACCCAAGCGATGCGAGCGTATCCGCTGCCGCCTTCATCCATTACAAGCCCAACCTTGCCGGCGTAGCCTTGGCGCATAGCACGCTTGTTCTGCTTGCCTCTCACCAGTTGCCCAACCTTAAACTTTGGCGGCTTAGGAAGTAGAGCCTCAATCATCTGGCTCGCGTTGTCACGGAATGAGCCAGCAAAATAGTCAGACTGCATATCTGAGTAGTCATCGCCGCGGCGAACGTGGAAGTTGCAGGCGTTGGCCTCAAGTTGAGCAGCCGTATCGCTCGCCATCGCTCCGTTAGCCAGGAATGAACCAACGTAACCGTTGTGCTGAAAACTCCAGCGCGTTCCGTTATACTCTACATCAATATCAATGCCCTGCTTTTTGAAGTGCGTTTTGATCTTCTTGATTACTGCTTTTACTTTCATGCTACCACCTTCATGTCTTTAGTGTGAACCCACCCAAATGTGCGTGTCTTTGGATAATATATATGAGCCACCGCGCTGGCTTCTTCTGCGGTATTGCGAGTTTCCATCACCAATCCGAGATTTCCCTCTTTGCCGTCACTCAGTACGTACTTGCTTTGAACCATATTTCCAACTTTGATCATAGATTTCTCTCCTTTCTATACATATAATATAACCCACTGAGAGGTAAATGCAAGGCTATTTGTGTCAAGGAAATGTCAGTAAACGAGTTGGATGTGTTCTTTTCTTACAGTCTCGCGCTTTCCGTCAGCAGCCCACTCAACGATCCACCAGTCGCTCGGCAGCGATAGTGCAGGGCCGACAATGATCCCAACCGGACCCCAACCTTTGCTTGATGCACCATAATGATTTCTTCGCACCAAGTTGCCGACTTTCATGCGCTCACCAATTTTTAGGGTCATTGGCATCCCATACATCGTGTACCTGGGTCTTTGAAAGGCGCTTGTCCCCTACCTTCAAGTTAAAGTTTCTGCGTGCTGCTGCTCGGCTATGCATTTTTGCCTGCTCTCGCGCGTTCATTCCGCGCTTAACAAAATCGTCCTCTGCTACCATGAATGTCGTTGGCGCGCCCCATCCGTCATCATGGCGATGGAGTTGCTCAAGAAGATCATCGGAAAGCTCTCCAAGCTCTTGGAGCAGATCGGCAGTCGAGCCGGTTACATCGTGGCGACGTTTAACGGTTTCCATATTGGTGCTGATGCATTCGTGAAGCAGATCGATTTCTCGCTCTGTTAAATTGATTGTCAATACTTTGTCAGACATTTATACTCCACATGTGCAGGTTGCCCACTTGAAGGCGAGGAAGATAAGACCAGACCAGCAGGTCAGATCAGCGATAATAAGAGCGGCCATCATGCCGTTACGGTTTTGAAACATTTTGTTTTCTCCTTTCTATACATATAATATAACACCGGAAGGGGTGATCGTCAAGGTTTAAGTTGTCAAGGAATCGTCAACGAGTGAAAGATGTTGACTACATTCGGTTTGTGGGTCTGGTTCACCCTTCCACAAAACTTTAACGTCACGATTGCCGGTAAACTTTCCATTCTCGATAACCAAACCAACATGAACAGACTCGCCTTTACGCCAGCGCGGACGTTGATACCAATACGTAACCAGATCACCGACTTGCATTGACAACCTCCACAATATCTTCGTTTTCAAGGCTCCATGTGCCATCCATAAACCGGATGCGTACAAACTCTGAACCTTCTTCATCGTCCCAATATACATCGGTCACAAGACCTGCCCCAATGGGATCTACCTTAACCAAATCACCGACTTGCATTCTTCTGAGCCTCGACATGTTTGCATTTACGTCGCCAACCGAAACCGGGGCAGGAGCAGGTCCACGTGCCTCCGTTGTCGCTAACGGTGTAAGTGTTCCCGCGACTGCCTTGAACCTCGTAGGAGACAACGTCAGCCGGTTGTGGGGGTGCTTCGCGCTGCTCCACGATCATATACTTGCCAACTTCATCCAAAGTCAGAGTATCCGGTACTTCAACCCAATGCTGACCCGAAACCGCCCACTTTTGACCAGCGCGATCAGTGTACAACATTGGATTCATGCTAACGACAATGGGTAAGTCCATTCTATGCCTCTGCGGGTACGAGTGTGGCCACGCTCAAGGTGGTATAGGTTTCG